GGATGGGTCTCCAAGAACGCCTGCTCACGCTTGGAGTTGGTCTTGTACGTGGAGATGTAACGGGTCTGCCACTGCTCACCGTTACGCACAGCAGTGCCGTGATCCATTTGGAAGACCATCTTCTTGTAAGGAGCCTTCACAAGCTGGCCACCGATACGCTTGGCAGGGACGATCCAAAAGAACTGGGGAGTGAAGTAGACCTTCTCCTCTCCAACATCTTCGGGGTCCATATCCCGCTCATCAATCAGGCCACTCTCGTCAGGCTCATTGGTAATCTGACGAATGGCCTTGCCCATCTCTTGGGCAATGACCTTCCCGATTTCAATAGCCTGCGTCCCAGTGTCCTCTTTTACCGGAGGAGCGGTGTACTGCTTGGCTTCTTCAATAGCAGCCTTGAGTGTCTCCTCATCTACATCATCCTGATAGAATACGCCGAGTTCGTCAGCCTTCCTCTTCAGTTTTCCGAGTCGCGCCTTGAGCGCATTTTCAGCATTTGCCATGGTGCATGGTTTTTAATTTATGCAAATATACAAGAAAAAACCCCGCCGAAATCGACGGGGTTCTTCTTGTCAGACTCGACGAGGCTTACGCCACATCAATGATAGGTGCTTCAACATTTGCAAATTCCATCCTCAGGCCGATACACGCCCTCTTCCAAGCCTCATGAGCCTCTTCCGCTGTCGCAAATGAGCCAAGCATTAATACCCTTCCGCTATATCGAAGCCTTGAATAATATGGCTTTTTCTTTCTGCGCTTGTCAAAGGCCACTCCGGGCAGTGGGCACACGCCTCTACGATAGGCCGAGTTCTGAAGATTTTGAGACCTTGTAGCAAGCCGAAGATTTTCAATCTTATTATTGACCCTGTTTCGATCGATATGATCAATATCAAGGCCATTTGGGATTGGGCCATTGTGCATCTCCCACACAATTCGATGAACCAAGTAAAGGCTTCTCTTCCCCTTGCTATTTGTGAGCATAATTTGCTCGTATCCGCATGAGTGCGGTGTGCCAGCCTCCTTACCAGCAAACCTTGTGTTAAACGTCCTCATGCCTCCGGATGTTGTAAAGTGCTTGTTAGGGCGCTCCTTCCAAGAGAGCTTACCTGTTTCTGCATTGTAGCTGAAGTACTCGTGCCAGTTCATTGGGGTGATGTTTGGCACAAAGATAATAAAAAGACCCCCGACTTTCGTCGAGGGTCTTTTTTCTGCGTCTATTGACGGGGCTTACGCCACATCGATTACAAAGTTCTGCGCGGCATTCTGCACCTTGGTGCCAACCATGCCCTCCACCGTGTAACGCTCGAAATCGTAGATTTCAAACGGAGTGGTGTTGGTACGGCTCTGCGACACCTTGGCCTCTTGGCTGATCATGGCCACGCCACGCATGGTCACGAGCTTCACGCTGCTCTTCTGAAGAACCACGAGACGACGAGCGTACTCTTCGGGGAAGCTGGCGGGGTCGTTCCAAATCTGCGTCGGAACGAGGGTCAGCTTCTGACCGCCAAAGCGCCACTCTTCAAAGTCCAGATCCCAGATCTTGTCGCCTGCGCTGTAACGCACAAACTCCGCCTTCTGCTTCAGGTTCAGAGCGTGCAGCATTTCGGGGGTGCCGAAGATTACGCGCTCGTTGGTGATGGGACCGAAGTTGGTCTGGAAGATACCAGTGGTCAGGTCATCCCACACGGTGGACATCGTGCTGTTCAGCAGTGCGCCGCCGTTGTTGATGATGCTGGGTACGATACCCTCGGTGAACTTGGCAATGGCGGTCTCGGCAGGGGTGTTGGCGTAGCTCACCAAGCCTTCGCCATACTGGCCCAGCCAAATGCGCTGACACATCGACACCTTCAGTTGGGTGAGGACGTTACGCATATCAACCTCCATGAAGTTGGTCTGCGACTGGTTCTTCCACTTCAGACGCTCCAAGCGGTTCCAGATCATCTGCTCCGGACCCACCTTCTCAATGAGGTTGGTACGACGCACGGTCTTGGTACGCACGGGGTTGCTGAAGGTTTGGAAACCATCACCACCAGCGGTCAGGCCGTTGGTCAGGTTCACAGGGAAAGCAGCCACGGGGCCGATGCCAACACCAACCATCGAGCGAACGGTAACAGCAACACCAGTGATGCCCGACACAATTACTTGGTTGGGAACACCATTGTCATCCGTGAAGTGCAGCTTCTGACCAACGAACACATAGTTCAGAGAATCAGAGGTTACATCAAACGTGGTGGTGGTGGTAGCACCCGGAACAGCAGCAGCAACAGTGATAGCTTCAGCGGTCACAATGGGGCTACGGCTCCACACGTTCTCGTGCCAAATGATTTCATCGCCGGGGGCTTCCTCGGTGGTGAAGGCCATCAGATACTGAAGGTCAAGGAACTGCTGGGGCTGCGCGTCGAAGATGATCGGCGACACGGGCAGCATCAGGTGGGAGGTCACGCCACGGCCATAGGCGGCAGCGTAAGGGGAACCGGGCGCGTTGGTATTCGCTAGGCCAAACGGCGCGTTGTTCACATTTTGGGTATACGACTGAAGTGACATTTGGGTTGTTGGGTTTTAATGTTTAGACTGTCAAATTGGCCTTTAGCAGGATTTGGTTAATCATGTCCTGTTCGGCCATTCCCCGTGGTTGATCGCCGGGGTCGCGATAAGCCCCTTTGGGCATCGAGGGCTGGCGAGAGGTTGCCTCCAAGAGCGCCTCCTGCTTGCCTCGCTCAAATCCTCTCGTTTCTGCGGCCTTCATTGCTCCGTCGAAATGAAGCGCCTTCAGATACAGGGTTGCTGCTTCGGCTGTCGGGGTGACACCATCTTGTTGGACGAACCGCCCAAGGAACCCGCCGCTCTGTACATCGCTGACAACATTGTCGTCCATGAACAGACGCAGCGGGGAGTTCTTTGCGTTTGCGATAGTTTCTACTACGCTCTTCTGATAGTTCTCGAAAGCAGCCTTCTCCGCCTCTTGGCGTTTGGCCACCTCGGTGACGATTTCATTGCGCTTCTTGTCGTGCATTTCAGCAGCAGTATCGCGCAGGATGGCAATACGCGCCTCAATGGCATCAACCACCTCCTCGTCGGCTTCGGGGTCCGTCAAGGCATCCCATTGCTCCGGCTTGATCTTGTTGGGGAGGTAGGTGTCAATAAGCACACGGTCTTCAAGGTCTTTGCTCTCCTTGCTGTCAAGGGCAACCTTGGGCAGGGACTTCAAGTACTCTTGGGCATCTTCAGCCTTGCCTTCCAGTGCCAATTGCATGGCACGGTAAAGAGAAGGTGGCAGTGTATTTAGCTGGTCCTTGAAAGGAGCAATCTCGTCATACTGCTTCTTGAGCAGTTCGGCCTCTGCAATCTTCTTGTCGATTTCAGACTTGAAAGCCACGGGGTCATCAACACCATAGGTCTGCTTGAACAAGTTCTTGGCCTCATCACTCCACTGAATAACAGCGGGTTTCTGTTCGCCAAGTACATCATTCAGAAGCGTTGCATAGGGGTCCGTAGGCTGGGAATTACCACTGGAATTTACAACGGGAGCAGCAGGCTCTGCTTGCTTGGGAGCCTCTACTGGCGCGGGTTGCGGAGCTTCGGCAACCACCGGAGCGGTTTGGGAATTTTGCTCAACCGCTGGTGCAGCGGCAGGCTTGGCATATGCTTCCTTACGCTCGGCAAGCGTAGGGCCGAGGATGCTTGCAAGGGCATCCCCGGTAAGGCTCTGATTGTCAGTCGTTTCAGTCATGTTGCAAATTTAGTTAATGGTTGCTGTTTTTGTTTTTTTGTTAAATTCCTCCGGGTGCTATTGCTCCGGACATCTCTGCATCAGGTTTCATCCATTCGCTTTCTGCTTGACGATATGGCTGCATAGACTTCTGCTCTAGTTGCGCCATCTTCAAGTCGCTATTGTTTTCCTGCTTGGCAAGTTCAAGCTGCTGCTGGTCAATCGCCTGTTGCTCCTGATCCATTGCCTGCTGTGCCATCATCTGCTGCTGCTGTTGCTGGGCCGCAGCCGCTGCTTCAGCCGCTTGCTTGGCAAACTGACGAGCCGCCGCATAGGCATCATCCGGAGTAGAGCGGCCAAGCAACTGCGCTGCCGTGGTCGGGTCAAGCATACCCATCTGCATAAGCTGCGGGATAAGCTGCTGGTCGGTGATGGTGCGAAGCTGCTGTCCGTCAGGAGCAAGGGAGACCTTTACCCTGAACTGCTCCAGTTGCATATCCTCCGTTGTGACAAGCGCGGCCATGTCCTCCTCGCCAACCATTTGGCTCAACAGCCAAGGACGCTTTGAGTAGAATTGCTTGCCAGCCTGTGCGTCGAATTGGTGTATCTGCTTGTATAGTTCGGCCACGGCAGCATAGAATGGCTGCTGCATCACACCAGCCTGTTGGAGTTGTAGCTGGAGAGTACCTACAAGCTGTCCTCCCTGCGGGGAGCCATAGTTGCTCTCATACACACCCGTTGCGCTCTCTGCAATAGCCTTGAACTGGGGCAGTGAGCCAAGGAGGTTGTACATACCGGGGCCGGGGCTTGCGTCCACCTGACCCGAAGCGTTCTGAAGGCCACCAAGCTGTGACGCTGCCACAACGATGGTATCCCCCTCCTTGACCTTCATGTTCAACTCCTCCTCGTCCATGTTGGAGCCATCAATAGCCTCCTTGGCGATGAGTACGGACTTGCCTCCAGCCTTGCGAATCCTCCAAGCAATGTCAGAGGTAATCTGGTTCATCCAACGCTGCGGGTCACGGGCAGCGGTGAGCGGGGCCACAACGTGACCGCCGAGGTAACGCCATGCCGAGAACTTAATCGGAAACTTGACAGAATATACGTCATCGGGGTCAGCCTCCTGCAATGGGTACATACCATAGTCAAGCACAAGGTCACCCACAACACCCACATTGGGCAGTCCGCTGTTCATGGGCGGTTGAGAAGGGCGACCATCGGCAGCGAAGGGAGCGTTCTTGGTATATCCTCCGGGGAGGTACTCCCAAGGAATCATGGAGCAGTAGCGAACTACTTCAATGGCTCTCTTCTGCTTCTTGGACCGGAGTTCAGACGCAGTCCACGCTTCGGTGTACTGGTTCTTTGGTGGCTCCACCAAGTCCTTGTCAGTGAACTGCGGCTCTCCGGTGTCGGGGTCTACTTCGTTGATGGTCACATACTGAACCATACCATCCTTCTCCACAAATCCACGCTCCACATACTTCATGTCCTTCCAATACATGGTAAAGACACGGGGGCGGGATTGGGGCCAACCAGCGTTGAAGTTGTACCCTCCGGGCAGGATACGCGCCCACTTGTCAAGGGCAAGCACAACGTCAGCCTTTGGTTGCCAGCGTTCTGCAATGCCCGATACGTTCATCAGTGGGCAGGTGTATACAAACTGCCCGTCAGCAAAGTCAGGTCGCATGGCCGAGGTGTCCCACCCTACCTCACGAGGCTCACAAATCTCCCACTCAAGGTTGTTGCCGTTGATAAAGCAATGGGCTGCGGCTACGCCTGACAGGGCCATATAAGCAGCGGTTACGCGCTTGGTGTCCTCTAGCTTGCTACGCTCGGCAATCATATTCATCAGCGAGTTTGCCCCACGGATGATATGATCCTGATAGGTCATGTCGAATATCTTCTCTGTCTCCTGCATGGAAGGAGAAATCCCCTGCCCCTCAAATGCAGCGGCCATCATTGGCCCTGCACCAGCAGCCTCCGACATCAGCATGGCCTTGGCAAATGCCTCCTCCCTACGGGTCTGTGCATAGTACTGGGTCACAGCCTCTGCCTTGGCCGAGATTGAGATGTTGTCCACCGCTCCGACCATGCGGGTCAGCATCGGGGACAGGATGGGAAACTTGAACGGAATACGAGAGGTTTGGGCAGGGCCGTCTCCAAGGAACATACGCACATCCTCCTCCTCACCCCACCGCGAGTCGATGGCGTATTCCATATTGGCAGTATAGTTGCCCCTGTAGAACTCAATCCAAGAACCCACCTGACGCGATAGGAAGTAGCGCGTCCACAGAGCATGATATGACTCACCCTTCTCCCTTTCGGGGGTGGTCATAGTCGGAGGGATCATCGTGGCAATGGGAATCCACGTCCAAAATCCCCTGTTATTTACTGTGGTGGGTGTCATCGGCGAGATTGTCTAAATGATTTTACCGAGCCATCAAGCTCATCTACAATAGTGTTATCTGATTCTACAACTCCAAATCCCCCTTTTTCGAGGGTTTTTGAAGTTTCCTCCAATAGCCTCCAAATAGCCGGAGCGCGTTTACTCCAAGACTCTTGCTCCTCAATGTCCATCGTGTTAATGTCCACAGCAAGCATTGCCTTGCAATTGTCCCGCACTCTTTGCGTGTAAAGATAATTCTCAACCCTAGCCCCTAGGTTGAAGGACTCCATTCTTTTGAATGCAGACTTGATATTATCCGGGAATTGCGCCTTAAATTCCTTCAGCTTTGACTCCCTCTGCTGCTCTGTTGGGTATGCAACACGGACACAATGTTCCAACTTTTCAGCATCTTCCATGTCGTAGTACGGGGATGCAGAGCATCGGAACCACCACACAAACAAAAGGTCGTGGGTTTTTATGGCTTCCGGACGGAACTCTGCGTACTCTACGAGTTCGGGGTACTGGACACGCAAGTCCTTTGCGTTCTTCGGGGCGAAGATGAGATACCTTCGCTCCAGCATCTGTTCAATTATCTGCTCGTTCATGTGTACTTCATTTCCACGCGTTCAGTTGCGTAGTATGGCCTTAATGTCATGGGGTCACGCTTGATGACCCTCTTGGTCTTGTACTGCTTGGTTTCGGCAGAAACCTTTACAGGCTTCTTGTTGATACAGCGGGAGCATAGTTCAGCATAGGCCACAGCGTAAACCAAGTCGTCGTTGTAGACGTTCTTGTTCATCGTACCCCATACCACAGACCCGTCTGCCTTGGACTCCACGGAGATGTGCCTCACCTGTGTCCAAAAGTCATAGTACCATATATTGTGTCCGTTCGTCCTGATAAGGTCGGTTACATCCCCGTAGAGTGACTCTTTTCGACTTCCCTTGCCACCCTTCAGGTCAACGCCATAGATGTGCGTACCGCCCTTGTATTTGGGTAGCAGTTCGTTGCGAAGCAGCAGCGACTCCCGAAGGTTGAACACCGGGGAACACTTGAAGTCCACATATCTGTGTCCCACGTTGATTTCAACGAGTTCCTTGCAAGCCTTCTGTCCTTGGTTTCTGTAATACATCCCCATCAGCACCCCCTGCAAGAACAAGTCCGTGGGGAATGTGGTACGGGCGTTCAGCGTACAAGCGACGGTGGGTACATACACCTCTTCCCCGTTTTCGATGACGGTACGCGCAGCGCAGTCCCATATAGCTGATGAATAGCGCGAGAAACCTCCGTCATTCTGAATGGGGTCAGTTCCTTGGAAGTAACGATAGGCGTAGGAGTTGTCCGGCTCCAAGAACATCTTGACCGGAGCCTCGATGTCGTCGAATGCTGACGGAACCCAGCGAGATCCCTTGATAGGGTGCGCGTAGAGGCTCCCCTCCGGTAACTTGACCGACTCGTCCCACACCGGGACAAACTTGCCGGGGATTGGCTGGAACCCCTTCTTGTGACACTCATTTATTATCCTGTTCTGCTGTTTTACGATTATCTCCATAGGAACCAGCGTCTTGTGGCTGGTCATAAAAGCATCGTCCGGCTTGCTTGGGTAGTGGGCGCAGAACAATGACAATCGCTCTGTGGCCGAAAGACCTTTTGTCTCCTCGGTCTGTCCACGCAAGTACTTGGACTTCTGCTTGTTGTAGAACTCACGGGTCATACCCGGTCGGCAAGTCCAGTCCATGAAGACCGGAACCCATCCCCCCGTGTCCTCACCTCCCTCCCAAGCCGCAAGCAGCGACTTAAAGTCATTCTCGAAAGCACCCTGCCCTGTGTTGTTGGAAGAGCCAGTACCCCATGCAAACGCTTGACGGACAAGTTCAAAGCGACCTTTCGCCTTATTGAACTGGTACATCGTGGGGTCGATTTCGCTTTTGATTGTCTGATATGTGGGTATGTTTTGTGCCTCATCAAACAATGACCACGTTGGTGTACGTCCATTGACGGTCATGCTATCCTCTGCCGACAGAAGTCGGAACTCCGAGATGTCCCTACCCTTCTGTGCCTTGGTATCTCCGGGGTCAAAGTCCATAATTGCACTCTCCGAGGAGAACCCCTTGCTCACGTCCACCTCACCAATCATCCAATGTGGCAAGTGCTGGAAGGTGGACTGGAACTTATCCCTGAATAGAGTCTTACCCGTCCCGTCCTTTTTATGCACCATGAACACTCCGCTGAACGAAGAGCGGACAACGCTTTCCAATGCAGCCATTGCCATCATGGTGGATGTAATAGCAGCCTGACGGCCCTTGACAAGGTCAAAGCTGTTTCCCCTGTCCACAAGGAAGCACAGCAGGGCTTGCGGGGCAGATGCTTCATATGGGCGACGGCCACCGATGAACCCATCCTCCTTGATGGAGACGTACTTGTTCATCCCGTACAGCTTGTTATCGGCTATACGAGCCAGTTCCCTGCGCTTGTATTCGTACCTCTCTACGGGGTCAATATCCGCTAATGTTCGTTTGTCATCCAGCCATCTCTTCGCCTGTTCTATGTATAGATAGAATGGCTCGTAAGCGATGATGGAGTCAAACCTTGGGATGTGGCTGTTGATGAACTTGCGAAACTCCTGATCATAGTCTTCAGGGCTGTCGGGCTTCCAACTAGCCTTCTCTATTTCAACATCCTTCCACTTTTCAATCCATGAATTGGGAATCTTGCTGTAATAAGACTCACCCTCAAGTTTGTCGCCAGCCCTAGGCCCTTCTGTTATTGTGGGGACATCATACAGCCATAGGTGACACTCTCCAAGGTCGGGGATGTCCGTTTCTTCTGACTTGAATGACTTCTGTTCCTTATGCTGGGCAACAAGTTCCTCTGAAAAGCCAGCCGACCTGACCTCCTGCTTGTGCTGCTGGGAGATGGATATTCCCTCCGAACTGAGCTTTAGAAGGAGTTCGGCGGTATGCTCTTGTATGGACTTCCTTGTGTCGATAGGTGCAAATTTAGATACAAAGTATTGAGCATCAACATATTGTTGCTATATTTGCTCTATGGATACCACCAGCGTTTCATTCGACGGGTTTGCACAAGAACTTCTTGAAGAATGTGGTGGTGTGATTGTAATCTACTACACAGATGCCAGCACCGTATCGCTTTGATGTAAACGTGGGCAATGGAGACATTGAGTTTGTCAATGTTGTTAGCGCCGAAACCGAATACCTCATCAACCTGTATACGGTTGTGGATGTTACGGCCCAAGTAAAGCAAGTCAGGGTGTACGGTCTTGCGGATGGGGACGTACCTTGGTACCCAACCTACGGCGGAAACCCTTGGGCCAGTGTTGCAAACGATGCAACCATGCTGCAAGACAATTGGCCTGACCCCGCATCAACATTTTCAGGTGGGTTTGGACCAACTGCTGATACTCAAATAGCTGGAAAATCTCCAGCGCAACAATACTTTGTCCGCTTGCATCTAAACGACCAGCGTTTTATGGATATTCCAATGGGCAAGGTAGCCAACCAAGCAACTTGGACTAATGATGCTCTCGGAGCATCCGCCTGCATTGTGGACATTCGCACAGCCATTAAGATGCCTTAAAGTCAATCTGACTCATAAGTTCCATAAGGACGTTAATACCTCCTTGAACTTCAGCAACCCTCATGTAATCCATGGGGGTTGTTCGTTCTTGGTTATTGACGATGTCTGTCCACTGCTCGTTGAGCTTGTCCAGCTTCGTCAAGATAAGTGCTTTAATTGCTTCGTTTTTCATGGATACAAATATAGCAACACCTGTGCTTGGTAGAAAAATTTGCATACCGAATACATAACTCCCTGATAATCAGTTATATTTGCATCATAAACCTCAACTACAATGATCATTCAGTTCAACGACGTGAATGGCGAAGTGGTAAACACCAACTTCGTTACTCCCCAGCTTATGGCAACGGTAGGCCCGTTCTCCAAGCTGATCACCTACCCCACCTACAATGTTCCGGGTGACTACAGCTACAGCGGGCCGTACTATGGCAACACCACTCCCGGTGTAAATCGCAATCCGGGGAACCCCTTGGACAATCCCAATGCTCCCGTTGGTCGAACCGAGCCTGTGGAAGGTCAACTGACTACTGCTTACTTTGTGGAGGATGTCCTCACTCCTTTTGGCCCCACTGGCAGCTATCTGTTCCCGCTGGGTCAGGGTGGTTCCTACATTGGCTTCTACAGCCCAACGGGTGTGCTGTACACCAAGTTTAAGATGGATGACGCTGCCGCTGCTTCGACTGGCATTGCCACCATTGCTGCATCTCTCGGTGCTGGCGACCCATATCTGCTGCTTTTGAGCGACGGTACCGTTGGTCCCTAATACTCTTTATGCCTATGTAGAAAGCCCCCTTTATTGGGGGCTTTTTGCTTTTAGTAGATTTGCTCTATGAAACAAGCGTTCCCTGACCTTCGTAACCCCGAACCAAGCAGAGGTGTTGTAGACAGAACAAATGTTACAATCCAAGACCTTGTGACAGCTATTGTCGAGGTGGACAAGGCAATCACACGATTTGAGTCACAGGCGGACTCTAGGTTCGGTATGCTGGCCAACAGAAGGATAGATGCGCTCATCCACGTCTGTGAAAACCTCAAGCGTCGTATCAACGACACTCGCAGGATGCTCAACTCGGAGGATGATACGGAGTATTGATGCCCAAGGTGTCGTTCCTGCTTAACACCACTTGGTTGGTGTCGAAGAACTTCACCTGTCCATCCTCCAGCCCTACCATAAACACGCTGTTAGCCTGTGGCCCGTAGTCTATCATGCAGATGACTATTCCATCTCCAAGTTCTGTGGAGACCCATAGTATCTGCTTGAACTCGTGGACTATCAAGGTTCAACTACTAGCTTTGGTTCTTCTGCCACCTCGGCTTCGGGGGCAGAGGCTTCTGCCTCGTCCACCATCTTGTTGATGGCTTCGACCACTTCGGAGAACACCTGTGGGTGGTTCATAGCCATGTGGGCAATGACGTTCTTCACCATCTGTTCGCTGTAGTGGCCGGACATCTTCACCCCTCCCTCCACATCACCGCTGTACATCATAAAGAGTTCAAGGGTGTGCTTCTTGCAGTGCTTGTGCAACTGGTCGGCGAGGAGGGATAGCTTGCTTCTGTTCTGCTTGTCTGTGGGCATGGTCAGTCTTTTTTCTTGTTTTGGTATCGGGCCAGCATCCGGCGACCTTTGGCAACGGCAGATGCCTTGTCACCATAGTGGCCCCACGCCTCCAAAGATAGCTTCAGACGGGTCTTCTCGCCATCCTTCATCAGGGGGCCAGCGGCACTGCCCATCCTTACCAAGAAGGAGCCTTTGCGACGCATCTGTTCGGGGGACGATGGTGCGCCCTTGACAGGAGCCTTCAGGTTGCTCCCGGTCTCCTTGTTGTACTTGGCGCGGCCAGCGGCGGAGAGACCGCCCTTGGGGTTCTTGTGTTCCTTGCGGAGGTTTACTTGCTTGGACATCTCTTATGGCTTTGTAAATGTTTCGGTTAATGGGTCGTATATGTCTCCTATGGCGCGGTCTTCGTCCTCGTCAGGAACAAGAAGGTCATACGCGCCGGGGTAGACGTAGTCAGGCTCGTTGACCAAATCTAGTACAATAATGTTCTGTACTATGTTATTGCGAATTACGCAGACTCTCATTGTGCAAATACTTCATAGACAATTAAAAACCCATTGCCTCCAGCACCACCAGCACCGCGTGTGCCTGTACCTGTTCCGCCACCACCACCGCCGCCAGCAGCGCGACCACCATTAGCACCTGCTCCTCCATTTGTTGCACCGCTAACTCCACCTCCACCACCACCACCTGTTCCAAGGCCAATAGTTGTTGTCACGGGCAAACCAAGAAATGGCGTGACATATATATCGCTCACCCCTGCGGTGCCATTACCACCACCAGCAGCGCCACCTGCACCGCCATTGGTCAACGTACTGTTGTTGTATGCCCCGCCGCCATCACCTCCTTTCAAGCCGCCCGGAAGAGTGTTGATGTATCCTCCTCCACCTCCACCACCTGCACCACCTGCTGGGCTGTTTGTTGCCGACCCGTTGGCTATGATAAAGCTGTGAATGATAGCATTTCCAGCATATGGCGTCACTAATGAATTTTCCGTTTCGCGTCTACCTCTGCCACCCGGAGCGCCGGTAACGCTTTCCGCTCCGACTGGTGTACATAGCAAAGCACTACCGCCAACGGCTTGCGTTGGAGCTATAGTGCTACCCGCAGCTCCGCCATCACCGCCTTTTGCCTCAACGTGCAGTCCGAATAGTGTGGCTCCTCCTGCGCCACCAGCACCAATAGCAGGACCAGCAGCACCTGCTCCGATGGCATAGGTCTCTGTCGTGCCAAGAGATGCCTCCGGTATCCACACGCGCACAGTAGCACCTCCGCCACCACCGCTGCCACCAGATGCTACACTGCTGTTGCGAAGGCCAGCACCACCACTACCACCACCACCAGCAGCGAACACCCAGACACCTTTGAACGATGAATGCGTAGGCTTGCTCCACGTTCCGCCCGTGGTGTACTCGCGCAGCACATTGGCCGGGCTGCCAATCTTGGGGATGGCAAAAGAACCTACGCTCATAGGTTGCTAATGTTAATTGTAACGCCAATGTTTGCAGTGGGAAGGTTTTGAGCATACACCTTCACACTCCCTGCTGCGCTGTCAGTCCTTGGTAGTATTCCAGCGGCTATAACAGTAGCTATATCGGCGTTGTTTGGGATAACGTCCACAATGGATGCTGCTGTAATGTTGGCGTTGGCCAAGTCCTGCTCGTATAGTCCGCTGACAAGCGACCATCCTGCGGTGGTAAGCGTCAGTGAGCCAACTTGAAGTATCTTCTTGCTTACGTCAAGAGCGGTTCGTGCGTTGGCAGGGGTCAGGTTCTCCCAAACGCTGCTTACCGCGTTCCAGTACAGGCCACAGGTATTGGTGGCGGGGGTTGTGATACGAACGTCATGCAACTCCTCAAGTTCAAATCCATTGAGGGGGTCTACATAGATAATACCAGCACCTCCAGCCTTCTTGATGCAGTAGCCGATACGCACCATGTGATCGGGGGCTTGGGGCTTGACGTTTGTTATGCCTCCCGGAGTGGTGGGGGATAAGTACAGAACATCGCCCTCGTTGAAGGAGTTTGTGTTGATGCTCCTGATTAGGCCGCGTGTGATGACATAACCACTTGCGTTGTTGCCTATTGTTTCGGCCACAAGTCCGATCGTCTCTGCGCTGTTGGGGTCTCCATCCGCCTGTGCGTATGCTATCTTCAGCCTTGTTCCGCTGGAGCCGTTAACCCTGACCACCTGACCTTTGGTAAAAGAGCCTCCGGTGTCGTTGTAGCACAGGACGTGCAGGTCTGTTCCCATCAGAGCAGTTACGTTACCGCCTGACAGACCAGCAGCAGGTGACCCTTCGGTGCTGTCCCATATCATGCGACCAGCAGCAGGTGCGCTCGTCGGTGTGGTGTCGAAATCAATTGCGTCCACCTGACCCAGCTTCCCGTTGTCGTCAAGCAGTACGGTGCTGTTCTGTATCAGCTTGCCTGTGGTCAGGTTGTAACGGGCAATGGCTTCATCGGTCGCGGAAGCCGGGCCTACCACATTACCAATTCCAGTTCCTGACGTTGCTGAAGTAACGTGGCCTTTTGCGTCCACGACAACCGTTGCGTTGGTATATGTACCGGCCACAACCCCCGAGTTGTTGTGGGAGATGACCGGGTTTGCACCGCTTGTTGCCGCAATAGGAGCCGTGGCGGTGACGGATGCAACCCCTCCACCCGTTCCATTGGTTGCTGCGGTCACCCTTCCCTTTGAGTCAACGGTGATGTTGGAATTGGTATAGCTCCCTGCAATAACAGATGTGTTTGCAAGTGTAGCCAATGCAGAACCTGAACCGGGGCCAGCGGTGACATCACCAGTTAGTTCAGTTATCCCACTAAATGGGACAGTGCCAGCTATGGCAGATATGTCCCTGACAGCCTCCGCAGCACCTTCAAAGGTGTTCTTCCACAGCCTTTGGTTGGTTACGCTGTCAAGTGGAATAGAGAACGTGTTAGAGTAGATGTCTGTAACATATACCGTGTATATGCCACCAACCAAGTTGACATTGGTAACAAACTCTTGGTATACGCGACGGATGTCAGGCCCGGAAATAGTAACGATGTTCCCAGCGTTCTCTATCGTAACCTTGTTGCTATCTACATATACCTTCATGTGTCAGTTTTTGCAGTAGTACCACCACATATCAAGAGCCATAAAGGTTACAAATATAACGTCGTCTTCCACCATATGAAGAGAGGACAGGGTTGTTAACTGGGGTACAAGCAAAACCCGTTCGTAGTTCTCTTACGACTCTAATCCCCTGACTCTCAAGGACAAATGTATGCCATATTGGGTGATTAAATGGGTGTGTTTTCTTTTTTTGCGCGATATTGGTACAAATTGTTTGTATCTTTGGATTATGGAACACACACACACATCTATTGAAGAGAGGATTGAGTCGATTGAGAATCGAATTGACCAACTCAACCATTTCGTTGAACAATATCTTGGGCCACTGACAGCGAAGTTGGAGAAACTCGCAGAGAGTTCAGAAGACCACGAGAGAAACCTCAAGGTCATCGTACAAGACGTTCAGATAGCCAAGGAGATGTTGAGCGAGAACGACAGGGACTTCGCTGACATCTACAAAAAACTTGCTACAATGGCACAGGTCAAGAACGACCTCGACGCTGGTCGTGCAGTAATCGTCCACGATGCAGAGGTGGTCGATGACAGCAACAATTGACAAGTACGTTTGTATCTGAAACGTGCTGATATTAGCACGTTACGAAGACAAAAACTCTCCCCTCATGGGGAGAAATCAGTTTTGCTTTATTTTGCTTTCGTTTTGCTTTTATTTTGCTTTTGCAAAAACGTGAAACCCTTGATAGAGTAGGGCTAGAGCATGACAATAGTATAAAAGCAAAACACAAAACTTACTCAAGAAACAAGATCACGAAAAAGCAAAAAAGCATTTTGCTTTCGTTTTGCTTTTATTTTGCTTTTTTTAGACGCGTCTAAATCGCCCACAGCCCTTGATAGAGTAGGGCCACAAAGAATCCCCGCCGGGACGATTTTGCTTTTCGGCCACGACAGTATTCTCTTACTAATACTCTATATAGTAATATATATATACTATACTAGTAAGATAGTACTAGATACTTACTTAATAAGAAAGATAGAGTAAACGTGCGCGAGGCAAAACTTTTCAGTCAACGCACACCCCGCGAAAAACATCACCCCCTTGTGGCCAAAAGCCTCGCCCTCTTCTTCCGATGAGGATAGAACCCAATGTCATACCTCATCAGATTCAGATAAGCCTTCTGTAGTGGCCCAAGAAAGCTCTCCTCCAACTCCCTCACCTCCTGTGGACTACAACCCAACTCACTGGCCACCTCCTCCACAGTGTACAAACTCTCCCTCCTGCGTGTCAATCTGTTTTCCATAAGTGCAAAGTTATGCGAAGGACACAAAACCCAATCCCTTGCATAGTGGCAAAAACGCCATAATTAAAAATCTTCGTTTTAAGCCCCTATCCCTACCCCAAATGACCCCTACCCTCAACCAATAGGAGAAAGTCGCTTAAAACGAAAATAAACAGCCAAAGAAAGGGTACCTTAAACATTCCACACCACCGCAAACCTCATGTGACCAAACAATCGTGGCCCACGGGACCAAAGAATCGTGGCCCACGGGACTGACCATAATCCAAGCCCCCCCCACCCCCATTCTGCGGAGAAGTCACTGATACCCAGCCAGTTGCAGGGCAGAAAAGGGGACCCAAAGGTAAGACCCACCACAATGTGATCCGGCCCAGCACGGGAGGCACCCTACCTGTTCCCCACCGCCACCCACCACCACCACCACGTAGTGTGATGCACCTACCACCACCACCACCAGATGGGAGGGTGCAAGGGGCAGGGTGCAGGGTGAAGGGTGCAGGTGCAGGGTGAAGGAGGGAAGAGGGAGGGTGAAGGAGGGAAGAGGGAGGGAGGGAGGAGAACAGAGGGAGGGAGGGAGGTTGTGTGTGGTGGAGGAGGACCACCTTCACCTCCTCCTGCCCCTCTATCTGATCACCTGCCGGGTCCGTACCCGCACGTTCATACCTTGTTCCAGATCACAAGGCAGATGGGCGGGAAAATTGGCACTTTGCCTTAGAGCCACGCGGGATGCAGAGCGTTTGGATGGGTTGGGGTCGTTTGGGTGGGTTCCGAGGGGTACTTTTGGGTGCTGAACACGCTCTGCGGCCCTACAGAACCGCGACTTCCTGAAATTTTCCCCAGTGTTGGCGCGGGTTTCAGAGGGTCGGGGGTCAAAAGTGGGTCTTCACCCCCGTTTTGGCGATGGCAACTTTCCAGTGTTGGCGCGGGTTTGATGCCCATTTGGAACGTGTTTACTGGGCTGCATGATTTTAACATTTGGCACTTTTCCCAGTGCTGACGCGGGTTTCAGAGGGGTTGACAAAATTATTTTTCATCTGGGTATTGCCAGTTCGATTTGGCATCGTACACTTGCATCGTCAACGGCGGACGACACCGCCAGCCACAGGCCCCGAAGGGCGCACAACGTGTGGGACACCTGACATACTGATCCCCAGCAATAGCAGTATCGTTGGCCCCCCACGCGCTTCACCTTACGGGTGGAGTCGCCCTTCCGAATGGACGGCGGTCAAGCGTGTAGTGAGGAGGCGGACCTTAGCGACGACGATACGAGAATGCGGGTGGATGTTGGCCTTGGGAACCCTTGGCAACGTCCCCGCAGTCATGGCGAAAGCCCGATTGCTGCCTGCCAAGGCTCGGTTAGGAGTCTGGTACTGCGCTGGAAGGCGCGGTAGGTGAGGTTCGGGGGTAAAGGCAGCGCAACTAATGTGCGCTGAATTGTGCGATGAATATAGCGAAGAGACATTGGCAGCAATGCATCAGGGGAGGGCACTCCCCGCGCCAAGGACGCTCGGAGAGAGCGGCAATGCAAAGCGGTCAGTGATCAGTGATGGACATAGGTCGAGCGAGGCGGTGAATGCCCTGCCATGATGGCCTCCAAAACTGCGCGATGAAAGAGTAGACGCACAAGCCAATACAGCGTGGAGGCACCAACCGAATCGGTGGTGGTGCGGTGAGGGGTTCGACTCCCTTCCCACGCTCTGTTAGTGAATAATCACTAACGTAACCAACCAACATTCAATACCATGAACAACGTAGTGAAATCCGCCCAGACCGCCATCCGCAACGCCGCCATCGAAGCAGCGGCCACAATCATCGCCGTCAAGGGCAAGTTGGCTCTTGTCATCCGCGAACAAGTGGAGATCCTTGAAGCAGAAGGGCTTCCGAAGAAGGAAATTGCAACGATCGTGCGCGAAGCATTGGAAGGCACGATCAAGCGAAATACCGTCAACGCCGCCCTCGCCAAGATGGGCATCCGCACCCGTGGAAAGCGCAGCGATGCAGGGCATCTGAAGAACGCCGACCGCCTGCTGAAGGAGTGCATGGAGCCAAAGAAGGCCCGCGCCAAGAAGGACGAGGAGGAGGGCGAAGAACAGGGCATGACCGCCGAAGAACTCGCGGAACTGCTCGCCTCCCTCGACCGCGCAGTGGTCGCTACTGCCCTGAAATTGGCAGGGATTAGTGAATAATCACTAACGCACAAGGTGGATGGTCGAAGGTGGGGTTCGATTCCCCACCCACCTTCAAACTCTCTAAACACAAACCTTACGACCATGACAAAGCACGAAGAACTCGCAGCGTTCAACGCATTCATCAAAAGCCTGCCGCAGAACACATACCTGCGCCCGTGGCTCGCCTCCATCATGCCGGAAATCGAGCGCGAACTGCGCTGCGACATTTTCCCCGAACACACTCCCGCATCGTGGGCCGAGGCCGTGCGAAAGCAAGCGCAGGAAGAGTCGCAGCGCATCACGAACGCAGCGCATCGAGAGGCTGCGGTCATCCTTGATAATGCGCGGATGAAGGAGGAAGAGGTGGCGCAGAAGCGCCTCAAACTCCACAACGAACTGCTCCGCATGGCCAAGGGGCTGTATTGACAAGTCAGGGGGCGATGGTCGCCCAGCACGGGTTCGATTCCCGTGGCCCCCTCTGTTAGTGAATAATCACTAACGCTAACCCAACCCAACATCATGCAGACCGTTATCACCGCCAAGTACCGTGGACGTGCAGCCGATGGCAGCACCATCCGCAAGGGAGACCAGATCATCTACGACCGCACCACGCGCACCGTGGTGAGCGCATCGCCGATAAAGGTGCGCGAGTTCCTCGACCGCCAGCACGATAGCTACGTGAGCCACGTCTTCAACTTCGGCGATGGCCGCGAATACTACCGCAACAAGCGTGGACGCTGCGAAGATGCACCCTGCTGCGGCTGCTGCACCATCTAACCTCAACACGACCATGCTTACCAACATCTCCACCCGATACTGGGCAGACCCCGCAGAGGCAGAGGCAGTAGCCGCCGATGCCAACGCAAACGACAACTGGACCTATGTGGCGGTCCACGACCCCAAGGGTACCGGGTACTCCTACATCAAGGTGTACGACGAAAAAGGCCACTATGTCGGCACAATGTTCTAACCTCAACACGACCATGAACACCGAACGAATCGTCACCATGACCGAACGAGTCATCGTACCCCTTGGCATCACCCTCGGCATCGCCCTTGCCATCGTATCGGCGTGGAAACTCACGCTGATTGCATTCGACGCTATTAACGCCCTCAACTCCCTCTGAACCGATGAAAATCCCCACCCCTCCCTACGACCTGACCGCGCCCGAACTCGCAGCGTGGCAGGAATACTACGCAATCGGCCACCGCAACGGCCACGGCATCGCTTGCCACAACGTCCCCCGCGTGGGGGACAAGATAGACCCAAGCGTGGACTACTGGGGTCTCGGCCCCAATGTCACCTTGGACAACGCCAAGGACTATCATCAGGCACTCTGCTATGCAGCAGAGGCCAACGCACGGGACTATTCGCCCTTCGAGTTCACCGCCAAGGAACTCAACGGGGAGACCCGACTCCCTGCCGAAACGGCGTGGGATGCCTATGATTCAGGCGTGGCTGACGCAATCGGCCACGACCTCTCCTCCTACACCGACGAGGACTACCTCTAACATCAAACGGGGGCCGCGCATCCATCACGCGGACAAACTCAACACTCAACACCCTCTGAACCATGACAGTTCGCGAAATTGAACAGCAAGTGTTTCACCGAATCATCACCGAAGCGACCGCCCACGGGTGGGAACTGCATTCCATCTATGATGGGATGGACGAATGGGTCTGCTACAGCCCTGAACACGCTTGGGAAGAGGCCACGCAATTTGACGAGGCAACCATCCGTTTCCGCAAGCCCGGCGAACGAGGAAACAAGTGGCAGTACGCCGGAGTATTCGTTGTGTTCGGCAACAGCGGTGACGATTTGATCACCAACTACCATGTGTCGCTGGACGCACCTATGGAGGCTGTTGACCAATGGATTGACAACACCTTCCAACCTTAGTGACTAATCACTAACGATAACACGGGGGCCGCGCATCCTTCACGCGGGCAACTCAACATCAACACGACCATGAAGTACCTGTTCCTCGCCCTCGCCCTGCTCATCGCCGCACCCACCATCACCGCCAACGATGGCCCCGGCAAGAAACGCCGCTCCACCTACGGGGTTCGCAAGCAGCCCAAGAAGACCTCCTGCCGCAAGGCCAAGCGCATCCTCAACCGCCGCCATCGGTAACATTTGGCAGTCTCATTTTGATTCCTACCTTTGACCCGTTCAACAACCAAACCCCAACAGACAATGGACAAGCAGACCTACATCCTCATCGGACGCACCAACCCCTACCAAGCCCAGCGCAAGGGATGGGGCAAGCACACTCTGATTGCCGCCAACTACTACACCCTCACCCCTGAACAGGCCAGTGACCTGCTCATGTCGTACTGCTGCGCCGAGAGCGACAGCCACGTCTACAGCGACGATGACACCGCCGTGCTTTCCGGCGACGAGGTCATCTTCTCCAAGGGCGATATGGCCTACAGCGACGATGGCATCTCATGGTGGATGGTGGCGGCACAAGACCTCGACCACGCCGAAGCCAAGGCTGCTCTGCGCTACGGCCTGCCCACCTATATGGCCGAGGAGATCTACGCCAAGCACGCAGACCTCCGCCCTGAACCTGCCATCGAAGACTAACATCCACCAGCCCCCGGCCATACGGGTCGGGGGCATAACAACCCCAGCACCCATGAACTACAGCGCCATCTACTCCGAAGCAGCAGCAGCAGCCAACGCAGCCGAACGTGCTTGCACCCCGACCCCGATGGTGGTCGGCACTCCCTCCACCCCTTGGGGTGGCAGCATCGACCGCTCCAAGCCCACCTACTATGTGGCCGATGGCCCCTGCGGGTATGCTTGGGTCAGGATGAAGGGCAACACGCCCTTCGCCCGGTGGTGCAAGCAGCAGCGCATCACCCGCCCTGCCTACCCTACAGGGGTGAGCATCTACCCCAGCACCATGACTCAGTCGCTGGAACGCAAGGAAGCGTGGTGCAACGCGTTCGTGGAGGTGCTGAAGAAGCACGGCATTGACGCATACGTTGACTCGCGCCTCGACTAACCGCCTGACGATGGCCCCGTGGCAGGGGCCGAAACCCTGCACCAGCAGGGTCGCGGAAGCCAAACCACCCGCACTAACACAAGTAGCATGAACGCTCAACAGAAAGACCGTGACCTCGCCCAGCGCATCTTCGGCCCCATCGTTGCCAACGTAGACCAGTGCGACCGCATCGCCCGCACCCTGCGCCGGGCGCAGATGACCCTGCACCGCTGGGACGAAATGCTCTGCGGCACGGAATCAGGTAGCATCGAAGAAGCCGTTGGCCCTGATGGCCTGACATACTACATCTACCGCCCTGCCGGGTGGATGACCTCGGCTGGATGGGTGCAGCCCAAGGGTAGGCCCATTGCAGACCGCCGCAGCGGTGCCATCAAGCGGGTCATCATGGCCTGCTGGCAAACGAACCTGCACTACTACCACCAGCCCGACCCGCGTGGATGCTCCCTCTATGTGAGCAGCACCCCGCTCAATGCCGAGAACTACACCAACGGAACCCCCTGCATCTAACCCCTTAGCGAACAATCACTAACCCTCAACACCCCCAACACCCATGGTAACTTTTGGAAACGCACCACGCTCAGACTTTGAAGAACTGCTGCAAGAACGCGCCAAGATGCGCGATGCCCTGCAAGCCGTATGGAACAGCAACAGGCTTAACAAGACCATGCTGCTGGGCGATGTAGGCCTTGCCCCCGATGGCAAGGTCACGGGCAAGTACCTCGACCCCCTGACCCAACAGGTTTACGAAACTCTCAACTCTCTCTAACACCCAACACCATGATCAAGCTTCAGAAGGAAGTTGGCCTTGTCACGCCAACCATCAACATCAACGGGAGCGATGCCCGTGACCTGATGGATGCCCTCGACAATGCGATGCTCGCTCTGCACGATGCGTCCAAGTCATTGAGCAAATGCTCACCTCATGGCCGTGACTACTATTTGCAGGGGCCGGATGCGATCGGCCATGCCATCCGCCAGCACGTCAGTCGTATGCAGAGACTCGCTGACATTAGCACCGAGTTGATGACCATCTCTCTTTGCATTGCCGACCAGCGGTAATTGTTGATAACTTTCTCTTGATAGGTACAAACCACTTTGTACCTTTGCAACTCAACCAACGGGGGGAGCGCATCCGCAACGCTCAACACTAACACCTGTAGTACCATGACAACTTTCGAGCAGACCTTCGCACTTTTGGAGAAGACCGGACTGAACTGGACCGTCAACAAGTTGCCCCTGTACGGGCCTGACGGGCAGCAGACCAGCAGCTACGGCATCTTTAGGAACGAGACCAACCAGCACCTCGGCACGGTAGGCCCGCGCTATGTCCCCTTGCAGAACCACGAACTCGCCGAGACCATCATCGATGCCTGCGAAGGGGTCGGGATTCAGGCGACAAAGGGTGGCGTGTTCAACGATGGCCGCAAGGTCTACCTTCAGGCCGCCCTGCCTGACGTGGTCATCGACCGCTCTCCGCTGAAGCGTTTCATCACGGGCATCAACTCGCATGATGGCTCCACCGCCATAGCGTTCGGCAGCACGAACACCAACATCATCTGCATGAACACGTTCCATATGGCGTACAAGGACGGGGCGATGACGAAGTACCGCCACGGGGCCAGCGCGTTGGAGCGCATCAAGACCGCGATGATGCAGATCAAGGCCACGATGGCTGGTGACCAGTTGCTGATGGACAACTTCTCACGCATGGCCGATGCCAAGTTGACCGAGGAGGCAACGCAGGCCATCCTGACCACCATCTTCAAGCGCGGGTTCGGCCTCGACCCCAAGGACGAGTTGTCCACCCGGCGCAGGAACCAGCTGATCGGCCTCAACAACTCCATCGAGCGGGAGTTGGCTGACCAAGGTGCCACCCTGTGGGGGCTGTTCAACGGCATCACCCGCTACACCAACCACGTTGCCGCTCCCAGCGGGCAGAAGGATGAGTACGTCATGGACGGCGCGGGGTACGACCTCAACCTCGTCGGGTTCGACGCGATCATGGCGTGGGTCGAGAAGAACACCGCCAAGCAGTACGTCTTCGCCTAACACTAACCGCCCCCGGCAATAGGGCCGGGGGCATAACACTCAAGAACGATGGAACACACAACACAAGCCATGAGAGCAGCACTTGAGATTGCTGCAACCGTCAGCCCCAATGTCTGCCGATGGGTTGTTCGCCAAGGTCGCAACACAGCGGGAACCCCATGCTTCCCCGAACTGACCACGGAGAGCCACATTAACGCAGAACTGGCGCAGAAGATTCAAGAAATCTGCGATAGGTACGAGTGCCGATACTCTGCCATGCCCGTGCAGATTGGCACAACCTTCACCGGTAAGCCCTTCTTGGGCATCACTTACACGATTGTCAATCTTAAGTAACACCCAACACCCATGAACAGCAACGACAACTTTGATGCCCTTTGGGACAATTTCCGCACCGCTGTGGCCGAGGCTCGCACCCCAGTTACTGTGCATCAACCACCCACCGTGCTGACCTTGCGGACCAAGAAAGGCCCATCCGCAAGCAGCGACTACCACCACGAAACCTCCATTGAAGTCTGCAAGGACTCGATTATGATGGTTCGCGGCGGTGCGCTGATGCGGTGCCATCTCAGCCGCGAAGAAGCCCTGCAACTTGCCGCCAACCTCGTAGCCATTCACTCCTAACACCTAACACCCATGTCCAACCACATCAACATCAAGCAGCGGCATGGTCTGCCGACCAGCATCAGCGTTACCACCTACAGCCACCGCGATGACCAAGCGATGATGCACGTCAGTTCTATGCACTTCAGCGCGTTCTGCCACGACCTGACCGCTGAAAACCTGCGCGAACTTGCCGCCATCTGCATTGCCACCGCCGATAAACTTGAAACCCCAGCACAATGAGAACCATCACATCCATCGCCATCCTGCTCACCACGATGGCACAAGCACAGGTGACCAACGTCCTGACCGACCTCGGCAAGAGCCACAGCCCTGACATCAACACCGATGCGTGGTACGTGCAGGGTAAATCTGCCATCCTGCTCAAGAGTTCCACACCAGTAGGCGTGATGCAGACCGTGAACGAATGGGTTGACATCATGGTGGCCGTGGAGAACAACTACCAGCACATCAAGCAGGTCAAGAAAGAAGTACTGCTCCCCTCCTACTGCGATGGCATCAAGGACTATGGTTGCGTCAGCACAGCCCTGCGGGCAGAGAGCGCACAGATACTCGTGCGTGACGTGTTCACAACTGGTCAAGACACCATGACACTCGTCCTCAAGATGGGTAAGGATTACAGCAGCGTGACCTTGGTAGGATGGTAACACTAACAGCCCCCGGCCATATGGGCTGGGGGCATAACATCAACACCCATGAACAAGCAAGAAGCACTCGACATACTTGAGCCTCTCAAGTGGTCACCCAACAAAATAGGTACTGCGTTCGACAGCGCCGAGAACTTCATCGGAGAACACGCAGAGGGGTACATCATCATGGCCCAGCACCGCGACAGCGACAGCCTGTCCCGTAGCAACTGGGAGGTGGCTGTGAAGATGTTCCCCGATGCAAAGGTGGTGCGCTACCGCCATTGGCTGGTGGGCTGGACAGAGCAACTGCTCCTGTCCCTCGATGCATCCGAAGAGGAACTGATCAGGGCAGCGCAGATGCGCGAAGACCTCGATGACTACCCCGTGTTGGATGAACAGCATTGGAGCGAACTGGAGTACAGCGATGCGTGGGAGTATTGGGAGAGCCTGTCCCTGCGTGAGCGCATCGAACTCTGCTCCCACCACCGCGTGTCCATCTTCGCCGCCCGCCGGGATGAACTCCCCGAAACACCCACCGGAGAACTCTGCACCTACAACTAATGTTGAAAAATCGTGCAAGCAAATGAGCAGCAGCATCTATATTTGCCCCCACGTTCTTTCAGACATAGCGGTTTCCCTGACCACCGCGCCCGAACATTCAGGCAAGATAAAAGGTCAGCACACCGGAGCGTCCAACGTCATAAACCCCTGCGCTGTCCTACCAGCCGACAACAGGGTGCCCATGCTCGTGAGAGTTCACAGCACGTTGGTCAGGCATCACAGGGCGATGCAGTCTCAAGGGTGGATGGTGGTTTTGCCACCTGCAACCTATAAAGGCCAAGTTTGCGAAAGCAAGACCCCCACGGAATACATGGGCATAGGGCTGGGTGTGTCAAATAACCAAACTCAACAGACAATGAACATCACCAACGACCAACCGAAGTACTATCGTGACGGGTACAACGACCAAGACAACAGCTACACCGAGTACCTTGAATGGAGGTATCTCAAGCAGAGCTGGGTCATGGAGCGCATCGCCATGCTGGCAATGCAGATGACCGAGCCGGGTATCTCCGAGCGCAGCAAGCAACTTGGTAGCGCCCGCATAGGGATGATGCTCTATGCGATGGAGAACTATTAGTGCCAACTTGTTCTATCTTTGGCCCCATGCCAAAGACATACAGACCAGACCTAATACTCCGAGTGAACAAACTACGCCATGGCATCGAGCCTCAACCGTTCGCTGCTCTTGCCATAGCGATGCCATCACTAAAGGAACTCGCACCGAAATGCAGACGCATCCTCTGTCGTAAGGTGTACCCCGGTGATGTCCCACTAATCGAGCGAATGGAACAAGCAAAACTCAAACTGGATGAACTACAAAATGATGTGGCGCGATAAGCGCAACCCTTCTTCATGGGGAGAGGGCAGGAGCGTGTCAAATGAAGACACAGCGTTCAAAATCTGCAAGAAGAACAACGAACTCTTCCCCGAATACGAACACTGGTACGAAGTACAAACAACTAAAAACCGCAAAGACAATGGCACGAGGGAGCAACAACAATGAAGGGAGCGCAGTATACCTGCGTATCGCCGATGGTATGATTGTGGAACAAGTGGAGCAGGGTACTGCTGGTGCAGTTGCCCGTACCACCAAGCCCACCGATGAACACCCCAACGGACGCACCGTATGGGAACGCCGTGATCAGTATGTGGAGGGCATGATCATCTCAATGTTCCGTAAGGAGCGGGAGTACAAGGGCGAGAAGATCAACAGCCTTGCCATCCGCCTGAAGGATGTCGATGAAGTGTACCAACTGGAACTCAACGAAGGGAACCGCTACTGGTCTTCGTTCATGCTCCGCCTGCCCAACCTCGACCTTGGCCGTAGTGTGCGCTTCGCACCCTATGACTTCACCGACAAGGAAGGCCGCAGGGTGGTGGGCATGAACCTGCTGCAAGGTCTGTCCAAGGTGCAGCCCAAGTGGACGAAGGATGCCCCCGGTGACCTTCCCCAAGGCCGCAAGGTGCGCGTCAACGGCAAGGACGTGTGGGACTTTGAAGACCGCGACAAGCACCTGCTGGCGGTCATGCAGAAGATCGCTGACAAGATGCGCTCCGCTGATACGGCCATCGAAGGGGCCAAGCATGAGCCTGTCCTTGCCAGCGACGAAGACGATTTACCCTTCTGATGCTGTTAAAGGTTACCCGCGTCGAGGTAATTGATGAGCATGGACGTAGCGTTGTGTGCCACGCCGACGAAGGCTCTGTTGGGCTTGAGTTGGCTGGCAACACGCTGTCCATTACGCTCACGCGAACTAAATTCAAAACAAGCAACAATGAACATAGAATGGTGGAAACTGAGCAAGAGGGCCAAAAGTGTCCTGCTCAATCGCGGAATCACGACCGTTGAACAGCTCAAGGCAATGAGCGCAGATGACTTCAAGAAAATTGAAGGACTTGGGAAGATTACGCAGCACGACATCGAAGACTACTTGAGCGAATTGTCAGAGACTGAGCAGCCCAAGCAAGACCTGACCCAGCTGCGTGACCACTTCGCAGGGCTGGCGATGTCAATCGCAATGCATCAAGCACTGGGAACTATAACCGACGAAGAATCTGCGAGTGCAATGGAATTGGTTCCAAAACTTGCATATGCAATGGCCGATGCCATGCTTAAAGCGCGAAGCAAATGAACATCAAGCAGACCATACAAGACATAGCCCTGACCGTGCAGAACGGGACGGCGAACCCCGCTGAAACCTACGCCCTGCTCTACGGCATCAGCAAGACCGTGGAGGAGTGCATGAGCATGATCAAAGAGTCGGCAATCGAAGAGGTTGCCAAGTACGGCAAGGAAGGGGTGACCCACTTCGGGTTGACCCTGAACACCAAGAGTGCGGGTGGCCGCTGGAACTACAAGAGCGTGGAGGTTCACAACGAACTCACCAAGAAACTCAAGGCAGTAGAGGAACTGGCGCAGACCGCCTACCGCACGGGAGGTGGCATCGCCGACTCTGACGGCCAGCTCATCCAGCCAGCCATGTATATGCCCGGAAGTGACACCATCGTTTGCACAAAAGCCAAGCACCCATGAACACCGAAGTAACCATTGAAACGTCCGTACCCCTGCCCCAGCGCAAGACGCGCACGGTAGCCCTGAACCCATACTGGGCCGCGTTGACGAAACTCAACGTGGGCGATAGTTTTCTCATCCCCATCAAGAGCAGCTTGCAGAACACCATGTCGCAGGTGAGCAGGGCCAAGGGGAAGTACTGCCCCGACATGAAACTTTCATACGCAACAGAGGGCAATCAGATGCGGGTATGGAGAAAAGCCTGACGATACGCAAGGAACTGGACAGGCTGATTGCAGAGACTCGCCGGGAACTACCTCCCGGCGATCTCGTCCAGTTGCAGACCAACATCAGCGCACTGAAGTACACGCTTTCTACCTACCTTACAATGGCGGAGAAAAAAATGCTCCTCGCCAAGGAAGAGTACGAAGTGCATACGCTCAAGGGCAGGCTGCTGCGTCAGGCCAAGGATGGCAAGATGTCTACAGCCCGCGCATCTGATGAGGTGGAGAGCGAAGATGTAACCAGCCAACTCCGCCTCAACCACATCGATGCCAAGGTTGAGTACTCTGCCCTAAAGAACCGCATCGACGCAGCGAAGGATGTCCTCGTTGCGATGTCGATGAGGATTAAAGGATTGGAACAAGAACAACGTGAATCACACCTACACACATGAGAGAAGCAGTCGTTCTTAACAGGATCAAGATTGGGGAGCGCATCCCCAAGCCAGCCATCAGGGTGAAGACAACCACCCCTGAAGGGTGGAACCCAAGCGACATCAAGTCTTACGCTCAAGCAGCAATGGCATGGAGAAACAGATAACATACGATGATGTGTACGATGCCGTACAGCAGGCGGCTGAACGATGCGGCATCACATACGACCTGACCGCGTTTCGTGGCAAGAGCCAAACGTATCCACTGGTGTCGGTTCGCAACAGCGTGGCGTTCATCCTGCGCTCAATGAACTGGCCGCTGTGCGCCGTAGGGAAAATCCTTGATCGCGACCACTCAACGATCATCTACTACTGCCGTACCTACCCGGCGAAGGTAGAGACCGACCCAATGGTCAGCGCCATCTACACCAACTCCTGTGAGATACTGGGCATACCGCTCACGCTGAAGACCTGCACACGGGTCAATAGCCCTGCCATCTACACCAAGAACAAGCCGAGGAAGAAGCCCGTGGATGAGGGCAGCTACATCACCCCGGTGAATTACACCGCGCAGGAGAGGAAGAAAATGAAAAGGGCATTGCGCTGCAAGTACTGACATGAAACTGGATGCCAAGTTCTATGTGCAGACAGCACATCTGTCACCCCATGACCTTGGCGTACTGGTGAGGCTTATCATTGCTGGGCCGGGTGGGGATAACATCCCCACTCATCTCATCCCAATGCTTCAGAAGGTGTCCGAACTTTCCCGCATCCGTAGTGCCGCAGGGAAGAAAGGAGGGAGACCAAAAAAGCAAAAGGAAAGCAAAAGGAAAGCAAAACCAGTACAGGTTGAAATCACCCCATCTGAAACGCTCAAGGAGACCATCGTGTGGCCCCCTTGGGCAGGGCCAAAGGTCAAGCAGATGTGGGAGGACTTCAAGCAGCACAAGGCCGAGACCCATGGCAAAAAGTACAAGTCAATCAAGACCGAACAGAAGGCCATCAACCTACTCGCCCGTTACTTCAACAACGGGAAGACCTGCTACAGCGCACTTGAAACAGCCATCGCCCGTGGATGGATGTTCCCTGTGGACCCAAAAGAGTACAAGTACAGCGAAGAACAGCAACAGGTGATATTCACACCGGATGAAAATTGACACGCGATCATACGAACTCGCTGCCCTGAAAGCCATCTTCAACAAGGAAGATGCACGTTCTCTCATATCGTTAGCCACCATCCACCACTTCTCATGCGATGACCTTCGTGAGGTGTTCCGCTCCTTCCAGCGGCTGCACTTCCAAGGTGCTGCCATCAGCACAGACCTTATCGTCATGGACTTGGTGGCAGGGGCAACGATGTCAATGCAGCAGAGCAAGGATGTGGTGGCATCCATCGAAGCCATGCCAGCACCGGAGAACCTGCAATACTTGGTGCAGGGTATAGGCAAGATACAAGCGCAGAACAAGCTGGGTGACCTCGTGGAGTTCCTGCAAACGCCCGATGCAGTACGCAACGGGCTTGCAGGGGCGATGACCAAGATTAACGACTTCGTCATTAGCCAGCACTCAACGTCCTCGCGAAAGACCGAGTCCCTGACCGATGCCCTTGCCCGCGCCCTTGGCCGCACAGAACCAGCCAAGGTGTGGGCGCCGGGGTTGGGCAAGTTGGATGACTACTGGAAGATTCGCAAGGGTTCCTACACAGTGATAGGTGGTGATTCAGGTAGCGGCAAGACTGCGCTGCTGGTAAACATGATGCTCTCCATTGCCCGTCAGGACACGCACGTTGGCGTTATCTCCATTGAGATGACCACCGACGAACTGACCTACCGTGCGGCTGCTGTGGAGGCTGGCGTAGACCACTCACGCATCGAAGATGGGGTCTACAACGAGAGTGAGAGGGCGGCGATAAACAACTCCATGAAGAAGAACGCTGACCTGTACTCCCGCATCCACGTCATCGACCCGGCGTTCCTTGGTGCTGATGAACTGCACGGCATCTACAATGAACTTGCCACCAAGCACGGGTGTGAGGTCATATTCATCGACTACATCCAGCGCATCAGGAGCAGGGAGAAGACCGTCAAGAGCAAGATGGACGAGGTGTCCAGCGCCAGCGAAACCATCACCGCTGTGACCAAGGCCACGGGAGTGGCTACCATAGCCCTGTCGGTGCTGGCCCGTGACCAAGGGACAACGCGCAAGGGTCTTGACCACCTGAAGCATTCGGGGCAGATAGGGCATGACGCACATACTGTGGTCATCATCACCCCGCAGCAGATCGATGACATCTACGCACCGGAGAAGACCATCATCTGCGAAGCTGTGAAGAACCGCAAGGGTAGGTTCTTCTGCGAACCGCTCACTCTGCATGGGCCTACCCAGCGCATCTCCCATGCTGGTTTCAATGCCGTGAAGAGTAAAAGTGCAGATGACCCCTTTTAGTATGTAAAAGTTTGTATCTTGCCACCATGTTCAGAGGTGACCCCAACGACGAGGCAAGCATGAGCCAGCTTCTGTTCATTCAGAAGTTGCTCGACCGCAGACTGATTCGGAAGAAGACCGCATCGAAGATCATTGAGATGCTCTTGGAAGAGCGGGAGCCGGACAACGAATTGAGTAACCTTAAAAACATTCAGCGACCACGATGAGCGAACACCTGTGTTTCATGTGCGGGAACCCCGCGACCAGACGAATGTCACCGGACATGGATATGTTCGGCATCCCACTGTGCATCGACGCAGATTGTCAGCAACTGCTGGCGTTTGCCCTGTTGAGCGATGAGGGAGAAAAGAAGATTGAAGCCACGATAACACGCTTGAGAAAGGCACGCCACAAAAAAGCCAACAACCCATGGAAATCCTGATCAAGGTCATTCTCACTTGCGTGGCAGTAATGACCTGCCTCGTCTTCTTCCTGCAATGCCTGAACATGGCTATCGTCCTCTACAAGGGTAGGGGAGACGCAAGGATTTCCATCCCCAACGCCATCATTGCCGTAGTAACCCTTTACGTCCTGACCCTGCTATGAATACCTACACCATCGAGCTGACCGAGAATGGGTACAATTGACCGAAAACGAGTACAATCCCATGAGCCTGACCAACCCTAACGCAAGGTTCGTCCTCGACCACAAGCAGCGAAAGGCTGACTGCCCCTCCTGTGGCCACAAGAGGACGTTCAGACTCTACATCGACCGCCACACGGGGGTGCATCTGCCTGAACACGTTGGAGTGTGTGACCGGGAGAACAACTGCGCTTACAGCTACACAGCAGCCCAATGGCTCAAGGATGGAGGGTCGGTAGAAAACACCGAGCGTGTTCACATCCCATCACCTCCGCCACGCAGGACAGACTGGCGATGCCCCGAAGAGTTTGTTGCTCATACGCATCAACAGATACGAAACAACTTCCTATTGTGGCTTACACGAACCATTGGCCCCACTAACGTGGAGCGTGAGTACAGGGTGGGTACGTTCCCCAAGGGGAAGAACTACCCGCAGTACGAAGGGGCGATGGTCTTTTGGCAGATAGGGACCGATGGCAAGGAGAGGAGCGGGAAGGTCATCCAGTACGACCTGAAGACTGGCAAGAGGGTGAAGGAACTCAAGGCCATGTGGATGCACACGGTGCTGACCAAGCAGAGCATGGATGAACTGGGGTGCGCCCAAGTGTACTTCGGTACTCATCTGCTGAAGGAAAGGCCATACGACCCCGTGGCCCTCGTGGAGAGCGAGAAGACCGCCATGATATGTTCGTGGTTCTACCCGCAATATGTGTGGCTTGCCACAGGTGGGGCCAACATGATCAATGCAGAACGTAGCCAAGTGCTTGCCGGGAGGGATGTTACCCTATTCCCCGACAGCGGGATGTATCAAGCGTGGCTCAAGGCATCGGAGCCAATAGACATACTGGCGAAGAGTTGCCACGTCAGCGACATCATAGAGTGCATAGGCGCATACGAGGGGGATGACATAGCCGACCTCCTTGTCCCCATCAACATCATCGCTCACTTGGGTGTGGACATATTCCCAAGGGTTCAGCAGACCACCGATTCTGTGGTGGAACACAAGATGACCAACCTTGACAGGTTCATGGCACTCCCCGCTGTTAAGGCCAGCATTGACATATTTGACCTTGACATGGACACCGTAATCATAGGCCCGGCAACATGAAGTACATAACCAACTACCGAGGATATAACATATGGCAAGGCGATGACGGCCATATGGAAGCGTGGAAGTCCAGCGGCATCAACCTTGATGGCGTGTACCACGCAACCGATGTAATGCGTAGGGTTCTTGCATCATCGGACATTGAAGGGGCGATAAGAGAAATAGACTCCTTGAAAAAGAAACGTAAGCAAGCAAAATACAACCCATACGATGACAAGAACCAAACGAAAATCGAATGACTGCGCCTACTGCTACGGACACGGGCTGTATGCAGGGTATTGGGATGTTGGCCTGCGAAGACCAATGGAGAGCGGGGCATTCAATGCACCCCGACACAAGGGGCAGATGTGCTACCAGTGTGATAGGTGTGGGACACCCGAACAATTTCCCACCGCCCCTCCTTGTGCTTGCAAATAATTAGTACTTTTGGTTCGTGAGTAGGGATAATTGCGCCAAACAAAGCAAATGAGCAACAAACGAGAGCCGCTATTGAGCGATGAAGCTGTGATAGATCAGACTTGGGTTCCAGAATTAGACGGAAAAAATCCGTATTTAGCATACGAGGCTGGAATCAACTCGGCAAAGAGATACTACGAACGCCTAATCACCGAAGGCAAGCTGCGGGTGGTGGATGAGGTAGACAATTTTATGTTGCCGTATCCAATAGCAAAAGAAGTCTTCGGTTGCTCAAATTGTCAGACCGTATTTGATAGACGCACAACGCATTCAAAGCATGGACGCATTAAGGTAATAAAGTTCTGCCCCGGATGCGGTAATTCAATCACGAAGCTATGAAAGCAAACGAATACCTCATCCTCTCTGACTGCGTGGAGAGGGGTGTAAACGCAGGGTGGCGCAGGGCGTTCAAGCATTGGGATGTCCCTGATAGTGTGAGGAAGTGGCTGGAAGAACACGAAGACCACATCAAGGACAGCATTGACATAGCTGTCAAAAATGAGATTTGCGAGTACTTCCAGTTTGAAGAACCAAAAGCAGAATGAAGGCCGACACACCAATGACTGACGCAATAATCATTCACCAAGATTCGCGTGGCACAATTGAAGAAGTGCGCTTTGGCAAGGGCGCTATCCGATATTGCATTGCATGGTCAAATGGTCAAGAAATATGGACAAATGATTTGAAGATGGCACATGACTTACTCAATAGAAAAGAAGGGTCAGAGCAACTTTCTCTTTTTTCAGAAAGCGCGGAAGAGGGTACGGACACCAACACCGACTAAACCAAACAAGCACATGATAACAATTGAAATCCCCCGACTGGCCCCCGGCCTTAATGGCTCCAAGGGTCTCATCAGAATGCACTTCTCCGAGTACAAGAAGGAGAAGGAGAAGTGGATATGGTGGATGAAGAAAGCTGGCGTTGGGCTGAAGGCTCCCATCCCCTGCATGATGGAGTTCAACCGCTACTACTGCAAGCAGCCGATGGACTTGGACAACGTCTACGCCGCCTGTAAGCTACCACTCGATGCCATGCGTGAAGCTGGAATAATCCCCGATGACAACCCCAACTGCGTCACATCCCTCGTGGTCTTCCAGCACAAGGTCAAGACCATCAAGGACGAGAAGACCGTCATCGTCATACGAGATGTGGATAGCCTAGGTGCGTGGTGAAATTGAAAACTATGAACACAAGACAAACATCAATTGACGCCTACAGAAACCTTGTTGAAGGTGGGGTGTTGGCTGAAAAGAATAGTGTAGTGTACAAGCATTTGTTCCACAACGGAGCAACAACGCAAAAGAAAACAGAACGATTCTTTAATGACAGGACATACACGCTCAGACCTCGTTTTGCTCAATTAGAAAAGATGGGGTTGATTGAATGTGTTGGAGAGGAAACGTGTGACGAAACGGGGAAAAAAAATATGCTGTGGGATGTTACTAATAGAGTTCATCCGTTAGAAACACAGCAAACGTCAGACACTAAAAAAAATAGAGTCCAAAATGCTTTGGATGCCCTACGGCAATTGTACAGAACCAAGCACAACGCAACAGATGATGATTGGAAAAACGTGGCTGATTTAATCCGAAGCATATAACATCGGACAATGGACTACAAGCAATTCAAAAAGCACATAGAAGTCTTAAAGAACTTCTACACCGAGCAAAACGAAGCAGCAAATGCCATTGGCAAAGCCCTCAAGATGGACGGATATCTTATGGACTTTGGCTCCGAACTGGCAACGGCATACACCAAGATGCTGCAAGAAGCTGTCGGAGATGAAGATGACTGGATAGGCTATTGGCTGTGGGAATGCGACATGGGCAAGAAGAAGATGGGATGGAGCAAGGATGGAGTGGACTACGACATGAGGTCTATCCGCAGCCTTTATGACGCAATTCAAATGAACAAGACGAAATGAAAAGGACTCCTCTGAAACGCAAGACACCTCTAAAGTCGAACAAGCTGGTTGACATCATCAAGGGAGATGACCCGGCCATCATAGACAAGTTGAAAGCAAGGGGGCTGGTTAGGAAAGCCTCCACCCTGTCCACCAAGCGCAAGGCCACAGGAGAGAAGGAAGTGTTCCGCAGGATATGGGAGAGCAGGGACCACAAGTGCCTGACCTGTAGTGCGTACATCAAAGAAGCCAAGGCCATCAACTTCTCCCATCTGCTACCCAAGGGCAAGTACCCCGAATACAGACTCGATGAGAACAACATAGTCCTGCAATGTGAGGACTGCCACACCAAGTGGCACTACCACGGGAATATGCTGCGCGAACTCAAGAGATGGAGTACGTTCTTCGCCCGCTACGATGATATGTGGGAGAAGGCATACCCCGAATCAACTCGCCCATAGTTCCACCCCCTCACACGTCATGTTCAGCGTGTTGTAAGTGGTACCACCAGCACCGAACAACGTGGCCATGCTCACAGCAGTGGGCAGTATGATCACAATGTCGGCAGGGGCCACGTTGACATTGAAGCTGCCCACAACGGTGTTCTGATTGCTGGCTAATATGAACTGACGCGTGGCATTGGTTCGGACGATGCTGTTCAGCCAACGGAAGGCGATGTTCTCCTTGATGACTGCATTCTTCAGCACAATCCTCTTCACCCCCTGAACGGGAGAGGAGAACGTCTGAATGGTGTTCAGGGCAACACCTCCGGTGAACGCAGTAGAGTACACCTCTCCCACGATACGCCCTGCCTTCCAAGGCTCACTGGCAATGTTGACACAGCCGGGGAGGGCCACCACGTTCTTGCCCGTGAAGTCAATGGAGTATATCGGGGTCTGACTCGGCGGGGGAGGAGGCGGCGGCGGAGGTGGGGGCGGAGGAGGCGGAGGGGGCGGAGGAGGGGGGGGTGTGCTTCCCTCACCAGCAGGAGGTGCAATGGTGTAGGCGGGGGTGCCAAGTTCGTTGTTCCACGTCCCCACGAAAGCCCCGGTGTTGGGGTCAACGGTAAGCGTAGCCAAGCGTCCGGCAGCCATGTTGGTGGAGCCAAGGGCAGGCTGGAAGAACGTGGACACCAGCGTACCGCCAAGTTCGCTTGTCCAACGGAAGTCCTTTACCCGTGTACGGAAGTATCCGTTCTTGTTGAACTGACCGCTCATGGCATCGTTCAGCCACAGCTTGCGGTTGAACACATCATGGAGCAGTCCATAGCAGGGGCCGAACAGGTTGAACATATCCACCCGCACCTGACAGCTATTGCTCAACGAACCCGTGTTGTTGAAGTCCGCGTTGATGCGGAACATACAATGGGGTGCGCCGTTCACAGCAGCGTATTGGATGGTGCCGAAGTGAGCCTGCACCCACCCCTGCGCGTCCATCACCATTGTACCCTTGCCGATAGGGCGGTTGGGTGCTGGCCCCGTCTCCACCTTCAGCCACGAGCAGTGGAACGAAGATGAGCCAACCCTGCCATATCCTTCCTCAACACGGAACACAGCAGGGCATTCGTCGCTCTCCACGCTGTTGAAGACGTGCTGGCCACCACCCTCCAGCCATATAGCACAGAGGTTGTTGTTGAAAGAAGCAATCTGCCCCACGTTCACATAGGTGCCACGCACGAAGTGGAAGCCAGCGGCTTCAAAGTCATCGGCGAACACGTTGTGGATGAAAGCATTGCTGCCCATGTCCCACACCTGCACACCGCACCTCTGCTTGGCAGGGTCGTAGACGTTGCTCTCCTTGTCACCGACAAGACGCATATTGAGAAGCTGGAACGCTTCATTGTATCCGAACAGGTTCTCATCCCCCCAAGTCCCGCTCTGCCAAATGCCATCAGTCATACCACCCTGCCACCGGGGGATGTCGAGGTGCAGGGATGTGCTTCCCTGACCGAACGAACCCCCGTAGTCAGCACCGTTGGTGTAGAACTCCGAACTGCCAGCACCCGAATAGATGCCGAACGCAAGGGGCAGCGGGTAGTTGATCTTGTACCTCCCGGCAGGGATGTTGACGTTGACCCTGCTCTGACAGGTTGCCGTGTATGCAGCAGCGTGGCCACTCCAAATGGCATCGCTCACGGCAGCGGTCATGCACGTCAGGTTCATAAACTGACCGATGGTGCGACCGATGGCTTGCCACCTCAACCAAAAGTATTGGAAGGTAGCCTGTGCTTGGGACTGACTGAACCCAGCATCTGTCAGGGTCTTGTCACCTACCTTCCAATTGAATGGTGCGCCAGCAGGGGTGGAATACTCCTGAAGGATATTGTAGGTCATTGCATCGTTTCGCGTCATCTGTCGGGGGATTGCCCCAAAGATAACGCAGAAACCTGTCGTTCAGTTGATTACATCAACTGTGCAATGAAGGTGGCAACAACCACCCCTGCCTCCAGCGCGTAGGCAACAGTACCGCAGAGGTGGACGTTGTCCGCCCACTCTGCCCTTGTCCCCTCTTCTTCATCGTGCCTGATGGAAAGGGTGTAGTTCGCAGCCCACAGGCGGTTGGCAGTCTTGCGCTCCCAAAAGCTGATAGTCCATCCGGGCCACGAAGCAGCAATGATGGCCCAGTCGTACCAGTTGCTGGGGCTGATGTACCGAGCATCACGACCCCTGCGCTCGTTGAGCCAGTAGCGGAAGAACACGTTGAACAGGCCAGCCATGCCAAATGCCCACCATATCTTGCCAAAGAACATAAGCCAAAAGGACACCACAAGGGTTCGGAACAGCCACTGCATGATGTGGTCTATCTTCTCCTTGTTCTCAATTTGGTGTGCGTCATCCTCGGCGCAGAAGTAAGCGAAAGCGATGACGAAAAGCGAAGAGAAAATTAGTGCAAGCATCTTTATCGTTTTTGAATGAAGTATTGATAAGCCCGTGCCAACGTGACAAATACAGCAATCCCAGCAAGCCACAGGAACTGATGCCATGTGTAGTCGCTTGTGTAGATCACCCAACCCCAAAAGGGGACAGCAACAAGAATGATGCTGTATGTGATGGCAAGCCACCCGTTCAGAAAGTATCTCATCGTGCAGAGTTTATGATTCGTTCCGTGGCAATCCCTACAAGCACAAGGGATGCTGTGATGGTTCCCACCTTACCGACGGTGGCCCACCCGTTCATCCTCCACTTGTCCCTCTTGCATTCCTCAAGGAGGTCGTTCACCTGTTGTAACTCCTCTGCCATCCTGTTGAACTTGTCCTCGTTCATCTTGATGATGCTCTCCTTTGCCTCCAAAGCCTGACGCAGGGCAAGAGTTTCCTTGCCACGGGCATACGCCTCTGACTTGTATGTCTCCTTCCAAGAGTCCAAGAACAAGCGATGTGAGGCCATCTTGATGAGGTCTTTGACCGGGACAATGGCGTTGTCCTTGTCAATCAACCTCCACCGAGAGTCAATTACTTGGCTCCTGCATAAGGATACTATTGATAGTATCAAGAGAAGCGTTGTGAAGAGTCGTGGCATATTCCTTGACTGTTTTTATTTTCGTTCGGTTGATGTACACCGTGTCAACCTTTGCCTTGTAGTACGCCGCGCTGTCCTCCCACATGGCTGCTTTTTGCTCCGCCTCAAACAGCTTCTTCTGATGCTCGTACTCCTCCTTCAGGTTGAACTGCTTGCATCCATAAATTCGGTTGCCAAGGGCAATTCCACCAATAAAAATACAGACGGAAATAACCGCCACTGCCAAGACTATCAGTCTAGTGTTCATTTTGACAAAGTTAACAACTTACCTGCGTCAGGGCAGTTTACAAACTCCCTTTTTTGCCTCCCTGTGACCACCACCTTGGTGTCCTTTGGGACTAGTGGGAAGTAAGGCTGGTCGTACCTGAAGCAGTAGTCCCTGCGGTCTCCCTTCTCCTCTGTTTCAAGGGAGAATACCACCTTCGTTTCCACCCCGTCCACCATTGCAATAAGACGTTCTCCGGGCTTGTACATCTCTTCGGTCATTTTATTTTGAAACCTACTGCTGGTCTTCCATCGTCAACTGGTGAGTAGGGCATACCAGTTGCGAGTCCGTGACTTTCTTCGGAGGCCAAACCTACGATAGTCCAGTCATTTCTGTTCATCCACCTCTTCTTCCCCGTGGTCTCAAGAACCGCCTGTTCGATAGCCCTCATAGACCTAACACCCCTGACAAAGATGATCTTGCTCTCCTCAAGTATCTGTATCATGGCGTAACTAATTTACTATCTGACAGCACCGTCCACGATGGTCAAGTTCTCCACCTCAAAGGTATCGTCAGGGTTGATGTAAACAATAGCAAACCCGTGGTTCCATTGGTTATATGGCAGGTATTCGGGGGATAGTTCCGACAGGCATCCCGTTGACCACCATCCCCTGACTTGGTTGCGGATGGTTCTGTCAAGGTGCGTGGATGTCCTGTGGAAGTGGCCACACATGGTAGGCTCCCCTGTACGCAGGGATAACCACCTTGCTGGGTTCACACCACCCGCCCCACGATACTCGTCCCCGTGTATGATGTTCAGCTTGCCAGCGATGATGTTGGTCTTGTTGGATATGTGCTGAACACCAAACTCCCCAAACCCCATAAGGACTGGGAGTTCAAACTCCTTCATACCAAGCAGAAGTTCTGCGTATTTCATCAGGTGTCTCTCCAGCCTATACTCGTGGTTCCCGCTCTTGAAGTAGATGGGGATGTTGGGGAACGCCTTCCTGAACATCTTCAGCAGCTTCTTCCCAGCATCTATCTCTCCGGGCCAGTCCACCTTGCGTGGGTCTTTTTGGTGGTCGGAGATGGAGTAGAAGTCCAGCGTATCCCCGTTGAGCAGTATGGCATCGGGCTTCTCTTTGATTCCATATTCGATGGCCATCTTTAGGGCAACGATGTCGTGGTATGGGACGTGGATGTCTGACAGCACCAGCATCTTGCGGATGGACGATGGAACCTTCCAATCCTTCGGCCCCTCCATCCATGATTCAGGCATGAAAGAATGCCACGGGTCTTCCCCTGCCACACCTTTCTGCCTGCGCGTCCCATAATTGTCAATCCTCGTTGTGACATCCCCTGCGCTCCCTGCATACACCCTGAACATCTTGCGGGTGGTATCTATATTGGGGAACAGCTTCGGATGCTCCTTCTGCGCCAGTTTTGCCAATGTTAACAGGGGCATATTGGGATTCTCCTTGAGCATTTCCACCACCACCTTCCCTGCAATGCTTTGTTTTCCTGCCATCGTTTCAGTGGTTTGTAATCAGTTGCAGCGGCCTAAGATAGGCAATTGCATATTTGCCCGGACAGGCAGTTGCCTTGGTATCCTTGTGCAGTAATATGTGCTGTATATTAACTTCTGATTCGACCCATTCCAACACCCTTAACACCGCATCTTTCATCTCCGGTGTCATTTCCCTCTCTTCATAGTTGCCGATCAGCACTATGCCAATGTTCTTTCTGTTGTGTCCAGCACTATGGTAGGATGCGGTTGTAAAGTCATTGAGCAGATATACCTGCCCATCGTGTCCTATGGCTATGTGGTAGGCTATTGCTGGCCACCCTCGCCCGTTGATGTGGAAGTCGGCCACAGAGCGCAGTGATGCACTAGTGGTGGCCGTGTGGTGGAACACGACACCGTTCACATCCTCAATGCTTCTCGTTGGGTATGTCTTCTCCTTGTGGACTGGCAGATGACCACGAAGGTCACGAATTCCTGACCCCGCTACAGAACTGACGGTGGTAAGCACAACCGTTGGCCGCAGCAGTAGGCGAACAGCCAAAGACCTTGTCACCGCCACAAGGCTCTTCATTTCTGCTTGAAGATGCGCTGTACGGCTATCGTGGTAAGTTCATACGCAAGCGCAAACACAACGCCAGCCACAGCGGTTAGTATGATGCTCTCCTTGTTCCAAATCCAAAAGTTGATGAGTGACTCAATCATTTGCTTTTGTTTTTAGTGTCATAGTACAGCTTTATCAACTTGGCTATGTTGAGAACAAGAATGCTTACACCAACCATCAGCCCAACAGACCACTCAACGATGCGGTCAGGAGGGGGGATGAGCATATCCCATCTGAATGTCAGCGCCAAGAATGTCACGCTGGCAATGTTCAGACCAGTGTATTCAGCAAGCTCTTGGATATGCGCCGTACTCATCACAAGGCAGTGTATTCAATGTTACCAGCCGTATCGGTGCTGTTCGTCAGGGCAAGGTTGGTAATCCATGCCGTGTCAATCGGTGCATTCATCTTGATGCCAATGATTTTGGCATCGTATGGCGTTGCCAATGGGTCTGTGACAATAGATTGAGTTGCGGTGGGTCCAGCTATGTATATCCCTCCGTATATGCGGGCATCGTCATCTTGAATTTTGATGGCATTCTTGCCCGAACCCTGTGCAATCCAAGTGCAGTCTTGCATATACCCAGTGGGGCCAACAAGAGGGCCAGCATCTGCATCTGAGTTGATGCAGTAGCATCGAACAAATGTCCCAGTCTTTTTACCATTAGGATGCCCTGCAAAAGAAAGGTCTTGAGCAGAACAGTTCTCAAAATATCCCGATGCAAATACATCAGGGCCAATAGAACCGACTGACTTGCTTACAAAACTTTGTATGCCAGCCCTGCAATTAATAAATGTCCCCGAAGCATCAATCCCGCTGGCATTTCCAGATACCCAGCCGAATGAAGTATCGCCCGCTGTACAATTTTCAAACCTTCCGGAAAGAATCACGGATTGACTACCGCCCAATGGCCCCCATCCAAATGACTCATTACCAGCATGACAATTGATATATGTTCCAGCCAGTTCCAAGTCAAATACGTTGCCTACTCCAGCACCAAAAGACTTATCTCCAGCGGTGCAGTTTGTGAACCTTGCCTCTGGCCTAGTCCTCATATCAAATGAAGCGTCTCCGGCAGTGCAGTTTTGGTATATCCCATAAGATTGACCAAGTAATTGCCAAGCCCTCCAGCTATTTTCACCAGCTACACAGTTGTGAAACTCTGTTCCATTCTGAAACTCTGCAACGCGTCCAAAACTGAATGTCCCAGCCGTGCAGTTATAGAACTTGCCGCTGACAGAGCAAATCGCATCGGAATCATTACTGCTGGCAAAGCTATTGTTGCCAGCAGAACAGCTTTTGAATACCCCACTTAAAATTGGGCCAATATCTCCCGAAGATGGATTGATGTAACCAAAGCTGTTGTTCCCAGCAGAGCAAAATTCAAAAACACCATCCAATACAACACCAGTACCAGTTCCAAAGCTGCTGTCACCAGCAATGCAGTTTGAAAATGTTCCGCTTAATTCAACCAAAGAAGAATTGTTAAAGCTGCTGTTTCCAGCCTTGCAATTGCTGTACGAGCCACGAAGGTCGCTCCCGTAAAAACTAAAATCTTCTGCCACGCAATTGACATATACAGCCTGTGTAGCAGAGCCTCCAAATGAAGAAGCTCCGGCACGACAGTTGTAAAAATTACCACGGGAATTTCCAAGGTATCCAAATGACCCCCCTGCAACAGAGATACAATCTGTAAATGTTCCGTCTGCGGTATACCCAAGGCCGGAAGCAAATCCACCACCACCAATCTTGCACTGCTCAAACACTCCGCTGGCATTTGCATTTACACCAAATCCAGCGCTGTCAGAAGAGCATCGGATAAATGTTCCCGCTGCATCATAATTAACACCGAACCCACTTGCCAAACCTGCTTTGCAATCGGTAAACTTTCCCGTTGCATTCCCAAAGAAAATGCTGTAGCTGCCAGCCCATGAACCGGGGTCAGCAATTGAGCATCGGGTATACGTACCAGCATACTCAACGTCAATTGCCATTACGGGGGAGCTGGCAGGGTCGTCAACCTGAAATAAAATAACATCCTCAAGGATGGTGTTAAAGAACTGACTTTGTGGAGCGTATGCGCTATCATCCGTAGATGCTCCAGTAAATCCGTTTCCATCGTTACGCAATGTCAGGTTCTTGTACCGAACATCGTCAGCAGTTTGGGTGATGGTGCCAACAGAACTGTTCGTGTTGGACGTGGATGTGATGATGACATCCCCAGCCTGACCAAGGCCAACGAAGTCGATGAACTCCGTGTCCACATCAAGACCCGTTACCCCAAGGGCATAGGTGCCGGGAGGGAGCAGAAGAGCAAACCGATTGGTCGCACTCAAGCCAGTAAATGTGGCAGCATCAGCATAAGCGTCACGCAGAGCCTGACCATTGTCAAGGGGAATGTCAGTGGTTCTGACCACCTTGTAGTTGTAGTTGTCATAGGCCACAAGGTTGGCGAACATCGTGGCGTTCTGTGCAATCTCATTCAAGTTGTGAACTGCACCAGTAATAGCCCCAACACCATTGGTGTTGATGTTTGTATTGGTGACGGAGTCAATAGCCCCTAAATGGTCGTTGTAGGTAGTTGCCATGGTTAGCTGTGATCTGAAGTGTTGTGGTCGTTACAATCGTGGTCTCGTGGGAATGTGCATCCGGGAGGCTCAATTGAGCCGTTCTCGCTTGTCCAAGAGCAGTCCCCAAGGGTGTATGTGGCCCTCACAGAAGTGAAGGAGAAGCCGCTCAAGTCATAGACCTGCGGGGATGCAAGGTCTGCCTCCGGCCCTTGGAACAGCATCACCCATCCTCCGGGGGTAAGAATCTCCACCATCGCAGTGCGGCCAGCAAACTGGGACACCTGCGGGTAGTCGCTTTGGAAGATGTACTGACCCGGAGCAGCGAAGAAGGTCATGGTGACCGTCGGGTACAGCAGTCCGGGAAGGCCAAAGCCCAGCGTAGTCCACAAATCTCCCGTGTTGGACGCAAGGGTGTTCTGCCCGTTGACGATGTTGGTTTGGTTCCACCCGCTCCCGTTCCACTCCACGATGGTGTTCACCACCCATCCCGTACCTCCGGTGTCGGTGACCACGATGTACTTGTCACCAATGGTCGGCCCCGCTGCTTCGATGGCCACCCTCTCGCTTACATCTACGGCACGGATAACCGTGTAGTCAACCTGCGGTTCGCAAGGGTCTGTCGGCGGGAAGTCGCTGCTCTCATCCTGTGGAGGACACCCACACTGGTCGCAATAGCAGTCGGCTTTGGCAAAAACCTTTTGTGCAAAACTCAAATCAACACATCCTCCATCGCCCTCGGTAGATGTTGGAACCCTGTCGGCAATTGTCTTTGCCCACAGCATATAAAGCCACAAATTCCTGTTGCTGGCACATTTTTCTCCACCATACTTTAAGCCATTGATGTACTTGCCCATGTACGACATGGCGCAACAGGCATATGTGATACGCCTTTGACCAATGGCTTCGTCAACATCCTGCATTACAGGTTATTTACGAGGTAAGTATTTTCGATAATCATGCGGGTGCCAGCCATGTTCTTGCGAAGCACGAACACGCGTGTTGCACCAGCAGCAAGGGAAATCGGAGTGGTGATGGCAAGGCCAGCATCCTCCGCCCACAGGCCCGCAGACAGCGTGATGTCGATGGCCGCAGGGTCTACGTTCTCAATCTGCACCTCCCACACACCGCTATGGGTGAATGAAGCAGAAGTCCACGAAAGGTCGATGTCCTTGTCCGCCTCGATGGCAAACGCCTGATACTGCAAGTCAAGGATGTATGTGCCGGGTGCGCTGTGCGTGACAGCCAGCGGGGTGAACCCAACGATGCGAGGTGTGCGGACGGGGACGGTTCCCATGTCACCACCACTTGCCGTGGCCACCTGCGTAAACGTAGCAGAGAGGTCGAACGGGTTCGTCCACGTCCCTGCGGTCTTGTAGTACACCTCAAGGGTCACGGAGTCAAATGCCCAGTCCCCGTTCTTGCCAGTGACGCTCGATGGTACGCCGATGGTGGAGAAAATCTGACTCCCTGCGGCAGGGGTCAGGTTCGCAGTCACCACCCAGCTTATCCCATTCCAGCTATACCCCGTGATAACCGTAGGGTTGGTGGGGCTGTCGGTGTAGATCTTGAATGTTTGGTTGGGGGCAGGGGCAGCAACAGGGATGCTGTTGACCACCTCAATGACACCCGGAAGACCTGCCGCACCCGGTGCGCCAGCAGCACCAGCAGCACCAGTGGCACCATCACGACCCGTAGGGGTCACCTGTGAGTTGGTGCCGTCAGGCAGAATAGTCGTGCCGGGAGCGACGTTGCCAGTGCCACCATCGTTGGTCACCTTCAACACGCTGCCGCTGGACAAAATCTGCCCAACGGTGTACTTCCCTCCATTCTTGATGAATACAGGCTCACCAATTGCAGCCCAGTTAAAAGACCCAGCAGTGCCAGTAATGTTCACTGGGTTGCCGACCGCTGGCTGAACGAACGCTGCCGTCAGGGCAGAGAAAGGTGCTGCACCAGCAGGGCCGGGTGCGCCCGGTGCGCCGCTCGGACCCGTTGCCCCTGCGGGGAGTCCGAAGTTCAGCGTAAAGTTGGGCGCTGTACCGCTGACGGTAACCGTTGGGGTACTTCCAGCAGTGAGCGGGGTGACACTTGTTTGGATGTCGGGGGCTGGTCCCGCCGGGCCTTGGTAGCCTCGTGGGCCACGGGGAATGTTAGGGGTATTGCACCCGCAGGGTGAGGAGGAGCATCCGCAGGACATCAGCAGCAGTTTTTAACTCGTGCGTAAAGGTTTGTAATGGCGGTCTGTGCCTTTTCAGCATCGCAGATGCCGCCACATTTGATCGTCAGTAGCTGTGCAAACAGTTCTGTGGGACTCTCGCACCCCTTCTTGCAGGGACACATGGGGTCATATGATAGCATCTTTTGGTCTACCACAGAGGATACGTCGGCCACGAAGATGCACTCGACATCAGCGTAGTAGCTAACCCCTGCGATGACCCCCGTTGCCCTCATGTTCCACACACCGCTCACCAGCTTGGTAAGCCCCATCATCTCCTTGGTGATAGTCCAAGTATAGTAGTCATCAGCGTCCGGAGGAGGGACGCTGGTCTGTAGGTTGAAGGTGTAGTCGGAAGGCCCGTCAACAGGGCTGTTGGGATACCACACCTCAAGCGTGTAGCTGTCAAATCCCAAGGGGTCTACTACGATGTTGGCAAGGCCATACCCAGTAGGGTTGGTTGTTGCATTGTAGCGACCAGTAGTGTCAACGTAGTTGAACTGGTCACACCCCTCACAAACTCTACCTTGTATTTGGAGCATGATGTCGCAAATATAAGGGTAATTCCCTGTCGGTCAGAGAGTTGAGCAATACTACTTTTTACTCCTCTCGTACTTTTCAATCTCCTGCGCCGCTGGCCCCAAGCCTCTTGATTTTATTCTGTCTGACATCTCCTTTGACTTGGCGTTCAAGGAATCTATCGTTTTGACAATTTCATCAAGTTTTATTTTCCCTGACTTGTATGTTGAAAACGCCCATTCTGATTGCCCAGCAGCATATCTGTGAGCTTTATTTAGCTCATCCTCTACTTGTTGAGCCGCTGCCGAGTTTTTGCCACTTGTCTTTTTTTCTTGCTCTGCCTTTGATATAATGTTTTCGTACTCTTTCAACACTCTATTTCTGTAAATAGCCTTTGTCAGCAGAGATGACTTGAATTGCTCATCCTTGGTAAGTTCAATCTCTGCGCTTCTTCCAGCAAGTGGCTCCCCTTCACCAAGCATCCTTTGAACCTTTTCAATCCGTTGCGCCCTTGGCGTAGCCTCAATAAAAGTATTTGCATACTTCCAGCGCAGATTAACTTCAGGATAGTCATCACTGCGCTCATCAATGCTGGTGTAGTTCTTCCAAAAGTTCCTGATCGGGTCAATTGATTCAAACGGAAGACCATATTCATCGGTCATTTCATTGGACACAATATGGTTTAATCCATAGATGCTAGAGAACAAAGCCTTGCTTGTTCCCAAGAATCCCTCCGGCATATACTCACCCTTCTTGGTGGCTCCAGCCATGGAAGCAGCGGTACTAACCACATCCCTATAGATGGCTGGCTGGGCAATGGCAGCAACAGGACTCATAAACATCCTAGCAAATCCAGCCCCAGCATCATATTTGAACGTAGACCACAGGCGAGGGATGGTGGCAAATGATACCTCACCCATTGCAGTTAGGGGAGAGTCGGTAAAGTATTCGTAAAACTCTGCCTTTTTGGGTATTCTTCCACGCCCAACTACAGGTTCTGCGTAGAGCTTGTTAACGTCATCAGATATGCGACCAAGCCAAGCAACTGGGATGGTCATGTGTGGAGACAGCCGAACCGATGTCCAGTCGCTCCACTCGTCATCCTTGCCAAACCTAAAGCGAATGGAGAAGTTTGACCTTCCCTCCATAATTCCTTGGTTCTTGCTCTTGGAGCCACGAGCATCAGCAGTAAAGTCAAACACCCTATCGGGGTCCATTTTAATCCTGACCTTTTTACCGAACAGGTCGTAAACATCCTCTGCCTCATCATCGTCATCTGCATCCTCCACCTCAAACGTATTTATAAACAAGCCAGCAATTATCATAGTTGACAGCACATTCAATGCAACCCTTCGACCCATTTGCATATTGGCAAACTCCGGGCTTTGTGCATCGCTTGTTTTGCTTCCCCACTTCCATTCTCCGTTCGCCTTCTTTGCCAAGCCATACTTTGCAGCAGCATAACCAATAATGGGAATGGTTGACTGAATTTCGCTGACACCTTGGGCCGTGATACGCAAGAAGGGCAGAATGCTAAGGTTGAGAGCAAGTTTGCCAAGCGCAGAAACAAAGCTGTCCCTCTCACTAATAGCCATTTTTTTGCTGCTCTTGTCCCACACATAACCAAGTACACCATCGGGACGCCACATCATAATCATGTCTGCTGACATCTGATCAACAGCGTTGGTCATTTCTGCATCCCTCTTTGCCCTCATTATCTCGCTCGTCCTTCGACGCAAGTAATCCCGTGGGATGGAGACGCCGTCCGATTCCATTTGGTCGATTTCCTCTTGGGCTTCCTTGGCTGCTTCGGTTCTATCCTTCATGGCCACCCCAGCCATCTCATCAATCTTGTTGAACAGCTTCTTGCTAATGAACGGAGTCCACGCTTCAACAATTGATGGGTCGGCAGTGCCATCCTTCACCATGCCGCGCATCTCATTCTTCAGCTTGATGTAGTCTTGCATTCCCTCCATGTGAGCGGCAAGGCTGTGGCGAAGAACGGGGTCAATGAATTTCAGAAGAGCAGTAATACGAGTGGCCTGAGCCGATGCAGATGCAAGCAGCATCAAAGCACCCTTGGTCTTTCCAAGAGCAGTAGGGTCGTTCTTTACCCTGTTCCATTGCTTGAAGAAACCATTCAAAATGTGAACCTCAAACGGGTCTGCGTAGGTGCTTGCGTTCTCAACGGTCCAACTTGTACCCATTGAGTCGTATGCGCTTTGATTGAACATACCCTTGGAGAACGCAGTTGGCATCTCCTTGAGCATCCTCATCATCCCATAGATGTTTGCGCCAATGGCCGTGCTTGGGTTTTTGGCGCTCATGGCAATGCTGTTCATTACAGCATTGGGTATACCAGTCAGGACACTACCCACAAAGGCGTTCTGCAACGTACTGATACCCGAAAGCACGGCGTTGTAGAACCACGACTGGAAGATTATCATCCACTTTACTGCGCTCTTAGGCTCACGGGACACCTGCTCCAAGTACTGGTTCAGTCGCTTGGCGTACTTCTCACCCATCTCCTTCTGTGCAGGGATGGCGCTCTTGTCATCTATGCGATAGCGAATGCCAGCGAAGTACTCCATTGCCTTGGCCATGTGTTCAATGGCCTTGCGGTCTTGCGTGGTCAGGTAGTTACCACCAGTAATTGCAGCGAACACAGAGTCAAAGTCGGGGTCGTTCAGTTTACCAGCCCCGGCAAGTTGCACCAGCTTTGCAACAAGGCTTGCTTTCTTCTTGGGAGACAACTTGTTCTTCGCAAGCAGCTTGTTGATCGCCTTCAGGTCATTTACCTTCTTCTCAAGAGCAGCAGCTTGTTTCTTGTATGTGTCGCGCTCGGCAGCAATCTTGTCCTTCTGCTTCTTTAGCTTGCCAATAAGCCTGTTTTTGTTATTGATTTCTTTGGTAAGGTCAGCAACTTGTTGAGCATAGCTTGCTGCATTTGCAGCGGCAGAAGAGTATAGCTTGTTTACCCCTGCAAGAAGTCCATCAAGACGCTTGATTTCATCCTCAAGCTCGGTGATTATCTCATCGTATATCTTGGGGTCTCCAATCAGTTTGCTTGCGCTTACGGGGGTTGGTGCATCAAGGGGAGTGGATTCTCCAGCGGCAACCTTTGCAGCGTGTATGTCCTCCATCGCGTCATTGACATCCTCCGCAAGGTCAACCACCTCCTTGATTTCCTTGTTCTCCTCCTTGTCCAAGAACTCCTCAACCTCCTCCTTTGACTGCTGAATGTCATCGGCAATGGTCTTGCCCTTTTCCGAACCCTCTTGGGACTCCAGCTTGCCCTTGAACTCAAGGTCGATTTTTTGAGCAATGACCAACTGGGCAAACTTCCCATACTGGCTGTAGACTTCATTCAGCGCAGCGTTCATCTGACCCATCTGCCTTGCCTTGATGGCCATGTCCATGACCATCTTGGCTCGGAGGTTGGCAATCTCCTTGCGGGCTTTCGCTGACAGCTTCTTGCTTCCAGCATACATATCCAAAGCAGCGTGAAGTTCGCCATAGGCAACAACACGAGAAACACCATTGGTCACCGACTGGACATCAGCATAGACTGCCTTGGCCCACTCTACAGGCGGCAGGTCTGCGTACTTGAAGTAAAGCTCGGCCACATAGTTCCTTCCTTGGTCAATGGCCAAACGGTACTCTTGGTCAGTCTTGTATGCTTCTTCGTATCCAAAGATGGCATCGCGCTCTTCTGCACGGGCTGGGTCACCTTGGATTTTCTCGAGACGACGACGGGCTACAGTGATGATATTGCGGGTATCCTCTGGCGTTGTAGGAGGAAGTTCATCCTCCTTCCGCTCTACTATTTCTCTGCGCCTTGGGTCAAACCTTCCATAGTTGCCCGTTGCGGACTTGATTTGGGTGGGGCCGAATACGATATAAGAGTCTTGCGGAACTCCGGAGTATTCAACAGCATTCAAATACACTATACCGCCATATCCCTTAGAAGTTATTTCATCGGCCAATTCGGCCATTGTGGCGGCATCGCTGTCCCAAGAAAGCTCTTCTTTTATCTTCTTGACACTTCCCCAGTTTCCAACGTCCGGCAGGCGCAACAACTTTCCAGTAGAGATGTAATACGCCCCTATGTTGGCTCCGCTTGCGAAAGCCATTCCGGGATAGGCCCGATCCGCCGCTGCCTTCAATTCGGACAACGCGGATAGCTCATCTTTAGTGGGCTTGTATTCATACTCTTCAAGAACGGCGCCGATGCTTTCTCCGCTCTTGATTCTGTCAAGAATTGCAGACTGCTCTTCGTCTGTCGGCTGCCTCCGCATATCCCTTAAGGTATTTGCATATTCAACAGCCTTTGAACGCGCTTCATAGTATTTATTCTCAAGCCTTATAAACTCCTGCTTATCGGATTCTGACATCCTTTCGCCAGTAGTCATCTCAAGGCGCGACTTGGCGGCGTCTATATCCCCAAAATGAAACCCAATGTGCGCTCCTCTTGTTTTTTTGAATGCCCCAATATCAGCGTGAGTGGCATGGTAAACCACGACAGGTCTGCCTTGTTTGTCTTTTGGCCCCTTGTAAAACCTCCAAAAGTTCCGCACACCCTCTACCGTAGGATGGATGGGTCGCCCTTCGGAGTTGAACACCGTGCGCTCCTTGCCGTCCACCGTCACGGTCTTGGTGTCGCCGACAGGGGTCTTTGGCTCTTCAATACCATTGAAGGCTTCATCCTCCTTCCGCTCCATGACCTCGCGGCGTGGCTTTGTTTCCTGCTTTATAAGTTTTCCGCTACTTGATACAATTTCATCAAATTTCTCTTTGTTAACCCTATTGTCCTCATACCAAGGTTGAGTTCTGTTAGAACCATTTTCATTCGTGCTAACCTTAAAACTTGATGGAGCGACTGAGTTCTTGCCCTTTTTCTTCACTTCATTGATCATTTTTGTGTATTGATCAAGAGTGAACTTGTATTGATTTCCCTTTGAGTCAGAATATATTTTATAGCGATTTCCGTTCTTGTCAATCGCATACTCTGTACCATAAGCATATGAGCCATACTCACCCTCCTTGGCCGAAACATCGGCAAAGGGATTTTTCTGACCCTTCACCTCATTGAGAAGGGCTTCAAGTGTTTTGTGACTTGCTTCCTGTCCACTATGTGCAACCCAACTTTCCCAATGCCAACGACCGGGAGTTGCTTTAGTTCCTTCAGGTCGAAGCCCCTCCTTAATTAGCTTATCAAATATTGCCGGGAGTTTTTCTTTCAGCACCGACTCTATTGGCTCATACAACAACAGCCCTCTTACTCCAGTTGTCAAATCAGCAAGTCCACTTCCCGGTAATTTGCCACTTACGGCAGTAAGATTGCCATCGCTATCGTCAACAATTTCCTGAACCTTGAGTTGATCTTCTTTAGAAGAACCTAGCCACGTGTAGATTTTTTCTTTTTTAGGCTTGCCATTTTTCGTTAATACAGGATTGCCTTCTTTGTCCAGCACGGGCTTTTCAGAATAATATCCATGCCTTCCAATTCCATCATACAAATTATAGTCACCAAGCCTCCCATCATTAAATGTGTTGTCAATCTGTACCCTGTCAAAAACAGCTACATCGGGATGGCCTATAACAAGCAACGTGAATGACATTACCTTGTTGTCAATGCCAACGCCTTGACTCATCTTTAGGAACTCTCGGCGAATTTCTTTGCCTGTCTTCTTTGGGTCACTAAACAAATCGTGAAGTGCCTGCATCCTTGTCTTTCCGTCAGGACCAATTTGAGCCATTTTCGCCATAAACGAACCACCAAAAGCATTTGCGTTGTGAGTGGTTCCTGCACCCGGCTGGCCAGTACCCTTCTTGATTGTATCAGACACTATTTCATTCCAAGCCTCGGCATCAGCCTTAGTAAAGGTTCCGTTGACAACCTTGTCAACAAATGGACCAAGCGGTGACACAAGGTCTACAAATGCAGATTCCTGTACATATGGAGAAACGCCCCTTGACAAGAATGACCACATCATCAACTTTGCCGTGGTTGACGGAGGAACCTTTCCAGAAGTGTACAACTTTCTAAACTCCTCCCCCATTTCAAATCCATGCTCGGCATCAGAAACCTGACCGGGCGAGAGAGTCTTTAACTGATTGTATACCCCATCGCCATTTATCATTTCGATAAACCTAGCGGGGGCCATTGGAACGTCATTTGTTCCATATGCAATCGCTTGCATACGAAGCCAATTAGTAACACTTTCAGTAGCGTTTTTGGACAATGACAAGACCTTGTCCAAAGCAGAAAGCTGCTTAACGGCGTTTTTGTTAGTGGTATTTTGACCAATAACAGCTTTTACGCCAACTTCTTTTTCCTTTGAAATATCTACGGTCTGCCTAAGCCTTTTAACAACGCCATGTTTGTTGACATCGTCAAAATACTTTATACGGCGCTCTAGATATTTCCTTTGCTTGTCTGTTGCCCCGAAGGCTTTTTGCCAGTTTTTGGCATTGAACTCAAATCCTTCTGTTTTGAGCGCAGAGATGTAGGGGGCAAGAACATTATCGACGGCCCCTCGGAATAGATCGGGTCGTCCGGTTCCGCCATCCTCGCGCCCATCCGCTCCGCTATCTCCCTGAAGATTTGTGCCCGTGACTTGCTTCCAGTATCCATCTGCGTTGTCTAGTTGACTGTTGGTGCCAAAGATAATAATATCCGTGAGACCCGATGCTTGCTGAACTTTTTGTACTTGAGCAAGGAAGTCTTGATATTGATCTTCCTCTGACTTTTTTGACTTATCATCAGGGAAAAAGAAGAACTTGATGCCGCCGCCGTTAGCCGCCTCACTAGCACCATAGAAGCCCTCCTTCGATGCCAAAGATAAAGCATTCCGAACTTCCTTCCTGCTAATCGTCTTCCCGTCGGGCCTTCTTATGACCACCGACGGTATGCCAACATTGTCTTTAGCTGATGGCTGATAGGTAACAACCGCCTCTTGCAAAAATGCGAAGCCTAGAAGATTTGCAAACTTTCTAGCATCATCAAATGATACTTGAGAACCATCTTCAGACAGCGGAGTAATAACAAATGTGTTTTCTATTTCTCCATTCCAAAGACCCTGTATGCTGATTTTTGACTTTGTAGATTCCGCTTTAAATCCTGAGATGTTTTCAAGGAAATTAGACGCTGCCGAAGAATTAAGAATCAAATCAACTCTCTGATGCAGCCTGTCAATGTAAAGCTGACTATTGCCACCTTTTGGATAAGATACAATTGCGCCCTTTTTATCTTGCTCAAGAACAAAACTTTTCCCCGGCTTGGACGAAACAACAACTGATACCTTTCCAGATTCCGACTTAACTATTTCTTCCTTTGATATTTTGTCCTTTTCCTTCCTTTCCACGGCCTCTCTCATTCCAGTGGCCTCGGATTCGGCCTTAACCTCCCTAGCAGCGGCTTCTGCAAGCCCTTCCTTCATCTTCCCGCCTACTGCAATTGATTGCCCAAGAGCGTTGAAGAATGCCCGGACATCAGACTCTTTCTCAACGGGGAATACAAGGCCACCTGTCAGCTTGTTGATGAACTGCTTGATGGCCTCTGCCAGCTTACTCAGTGCGCTAAGTTCCTTAGCCCCAACCTTTCCATCTGCAAAACGCTTCTCAATACGCGCAGTCATTTCGGCCAAGAACTCTTCAGGCCTTATCTCCTTATTCTCATACTGCTTAACAAACTCATCAAGATACGCAAGGTCTTTTACAGAAGTAGACGGCCTTATAGCTGCAATAAACTTCTTGAACAGCTTTGGGTCTCCGGCAAAATACTCCATCAAAGCGACGTGGGCAAGTTCATGCGCCACAGTGCTTAATGACTTGGTGTCCAAGTTGATGTAAATGTCAGCGCCCATGTACTTGCCGTTGGCATCGTACCGAGGGACAGCAACTCCACCACCAGTATATTCTTTGCCCGAAACATCCTTTGTAATGCGCTGATAGTCAGCTTTACTCTCTGCAACGAAAATCCTGTTTCCCTTGCCCGTGTTGGCATCGTATCCTAAATTGTTGTTACTGAGCCATCGAATGCCATTTATAATCCTGCCAATTATCTGAGGCTTGGATAATTTATTAGCATTAACTCCATCATGGCGCTCCATGAGATCCTGCATGGCATCAACATCCGAAGCGTCTACAGCACCCTTGGGGACAGCCTGCTCCACCTTCGCCTTCCCTTCTTCAGTAGCCAAGGTTTCCTTGGCAACTGACGTAAGTTCGGGGATGCGCTCCAGCAGCCCGTCATACATCAGGGCGCGGAACTCGTTATGGTTGTAGTCCTTGCCGTTGAAGGTAAAGATGCGGTCCTTGATGTCGCAGGATAGTGCCATTACTTGAATTTCTCTTGTTGCCAGTAGTAAAGTGCAAAGCTATTCACGTCAGCAGCGATGGTCTGAAGTTCGTTGAGCATATCGCTGTACTCAATCACGCTCTCATTCTGACCAAGACGCAGCGGGGTGAGGAAATCGAACACACACAGGTCAAGGTTGAACATCTCCTTGGATGTCTCCTCGTATGCTTCGTACAGGGCGTACTCAAGGTCATATGCTTGCTCGACCACGTCGATAAGGCCACGATATTCCTTGTCAGGCTGTTCGATGGCAGGGAGTTCAAAGAAGACATTCCAGTCTGTGATGTACTTCTCAATCTTCCGAGCGTGGTCGTGTTCGTTCTCCGCTTCTTTCTTGAAGAACTTGGCGATTGCTTCGTACCCCTGCCCCTGACACCAGTTGGCCACAGCAGTGTAGAAGTACATGGCATCGTACTCATCCTTGAGGCGCTCAAGGAGTTTAGATACGACCAGCTTATCGAGTGTTTTGGGGGCTTTTACGGGCATCGTACTTTAAGTTTACCTGCTTTCTCTAAGTCATTTACAGCTTTGTCAAAGTTAGCATCTACTTCGGCAAGTCGAGCATCCTCCGCAAGCATTTTCTTCTTTGCACTCTCGCCGCTCTTTTTGGTTTTTTCGTGACGGCTAGATTCTTTGTCCTCTGCCTTGGACAGGTCTTTCATCTTCTTCAAGGTCTCTGCCTTGGGGGCAGCAATGGCTTCAGTAGTGGCAGCAGGGGCGGTGGGCTTGGTCATTGCAAGCTGCTCTCTCGCGGCTTGTTTGATTTCGGCCCCTGATGCGACCACTATATAAGACTCTTTGGTTGGCGTTTTTATCTTGGTTTCCTTCCCGACAGGTATTCCAAGAATAGACTTTCTTGTGGATATTTCAACACCACCACTTTTTATGGACTTGGCCTTAGAGCGAAGCGCCTCTGGAATTTCATCAAGTGACTGATATGTCAGCGTTACAATCTGATTATCGTCAAGTGATTCAATTTCTTGAGGAAGTGCTGGGGCAGGAGCAGTCTCTGTAGTTGGAGCAGGGGCAGCAGGGGTGGGTTGGGTGGTTGTAGGTCTTCCTGAAACAATTGCCGAAACAGTTTTATCTCCAACTTGGTCAAGCAAAAATGTACGATGATGACCATCTTTCAAATGATATGTTCCATCCGGAAGATAGGTAGCCTTTATGGGATTTAGTTTATTGAACTCTCGAAGTTTTTGCTGTGCTTCTTTATTGGCCTTAAAAGCATCAACCATTTCTCTCATTGTAGCATTATCGGGAATTTGCATTCCTGCTACATTTATCAATACGTCTCTTACCTGTGATTCAGTAACGCCCTGCGTCCCGATTGACCCATTCGGTCGGCGCACATTTGAAATGTCAAAATCCTCAATTTCTTCAACAGGGGCTACTTCTGCTTGCGCCCCGCCCTCTTGGGTAGCTTGAGTCCCTTCGACGCTCGGTCGAACTCCTCCACCCCCTTCTTCCCTAACGCCTTCTGTCCTGCTGGGCTGTGCGCCCACTTCCGCTGTTGTTGGCTCTTGTACGGCATCTGTTGTTGGTGTTACTGGTTTCTTTTCAGTTGAGATACGCGCAAGCTCTTGGTCAATAGCTTTGATTCTATCGCCCACCAGCGCAGGGTCTTTTTTCTTTAGCTGTGCCTTCTCCGTGAGCAGGTCAAATGCCTTTCTAGTTGCAGCAACCGATAAATCATCAGGGATTTGATTTGACACCTCCTTGGCCACACGAAGGTCTTCCATGGCCTTGTCGTAATCGGAGCGGCTTATTTTCCCCTTTTCAAGTGCAGCAGATGCCGTAGCTTCAAACTCATCCTGCAAGCTACCATCTCCAACAATTTTCTTGAATACTTCAAATTGCCTGTCATTCAATCTTTGACGAGCGCCAATAGAAGTGACAGCGGTCATTGATCCGCTGATTATGTTACCAACTATACCGCCAACCAAAAAGTTGTCTACTAAACCATCCCCAAACTCCCTAAATGATTCTGCATTATTAAATAACAAGTCGGCCCTATCCCCGAATTCGCTACGCTTATAATTTTCATAAATTGACTTTACCGCCTCTTCTTGAGTATAGTCAATCATTTCTTCGGTTCCCTCAATAAGATAGCCTTGCGTCAGCTTGGATGTCATGTTCGCAACATAACTCTTGGTCTCTGCGTCAATAATTCTGCGTATTTGACCAGCAGTCATATTTGGCGCAAACTTTCTAGCAGCCTTAAAGAATATGTCATTGACAATTGGCATTTTTCCGCCAAGTGCCCTGAGTCCCGCTGTAGAAAGACCTGCGCTAACAGCAGATACACCAATCCTAATCGCCTCCTTCTCTGCTTCGGGAACTTGGTCCCAAAGCTCTCCCTGCATCTCCTGACCCATTTGGTCATAGGAGCCAGCGAAGAAGGTTGCCATCATTGCAGGAGACCCACCTACCGCAGAAGCAGCCAATGCTGGAACCATGTCTGCGGTTGCATACAATCCCTGATAAAGAAGATTCTTTTGCCTGTCAGCCTCAATAAATTCAGGAGTTACAAATTGCTTTATTTTAGAAATTTCTACAGGAGCAATTCGCAATTTGCTTATTGCTGTTTTTTTATCTTCTTCATATTTTTTTATTTGTTCTTCTGAAATAAGGCCGAAATCGGCCATAACTTTAATAGGGTCTGGAATAATTTTGTCTTGAAATTCAGTAATGCCAGCCATAGCACTACCCATTGCTTGAGTTATAGAATATGTCAGACCAGCAACTGTATTGCCCTTTTGCGACTTAATTTCCTTATCACGCCTTGCGGTCATAAGCTCATCCATTTGAGCCTTTTCCGCAAAATCATTCATAATATCTGCGTTTATCTTTAGCTTTTCATATTCTTTTTTAACTTTCTCATTGGCTTGAGCTATAGTATTCTTGTATGATTGCTCATCTAGCAAACCTTGAGACCTAGCAAAATTGGCTTGATTTATTTTGTCGGTATATCCTTTTTCAATTGAAGTATTGTACGCATCAAAGAATTGCCTCATTCTATTGAATTGCTGTACAGATGCCTCATTTGCTTTCTTTCGCTCCTCTACTCCTTTTGCGTCAAGATTGGCGTAATTCTTCTCGTAATAGTTATACTCTGCTCTTTCCTTTTCGGGGAGCAGCTTTGGCTGTGCGAGACTTGGAAGCTGTTGCGTTGTTTCTGTTCCGAGTGGCTTTGGTGCGATTGCCGCTCTCAAGTCCATCGGCTCTTGAGATGGAGCAACCGATGGAGAAGGTGTATCCAAAGGCTGTGATAGACGCGCCGAACGAAGACCGGGGGAGTATGCCTCCAGTTCGCTCATTCCCTCCCCAGCAGGTGGCGGCTGCTGGGGCTGGGCAAAAGGGACTCGCGCCTTTGTAGGGTCTCCCACTTCGGGGATTTCCGGGGTCTCTTGGATTGACTCGCGGAACTCCTCCATTACATCTCCCTGCTGCCTACGCGCAGCGCGTTCCTGATCATCCCTCTGTGCAGCGGTTGGTTGCTGACTACTGCTAGAAGGAAGTGGAATCCCTATGTTCTCTGCTGTAATGTTATACTTCTTGAAGTCATCAATCGTTGCCAAACCTTGCTTGATTGCAAACTGAGCAATGCGTTTTTTAGTCATGTCCTTTGGGACACCTGCTAAAACTTTTCCATTTGGAAGTATTACGTCGGGCATTGTGCTTTTTGTTTTTTAATCAGGAAACTCGTCAAATGAAGACGATGACGCTCCAATTTTATTTTCAATCATTCTGTTTAGTTCAGAACGCGAAACTCCCAAGAAATTTGCTATTTCTCCCTCATTTCCAGCTACTGGAATAATCTCATCTCTTAACCTTTCAAAATTTGAGTATGTTTCTGTGTTTTCATTATAGTCCCCTACTTCCGCCGGACTCCAAGAAATCAAATTTCCTTTTGCATCAATACCCTTCACACCCGGCTCTTTGGAGTTTTTCCCGCGAACATACAACCGCCCTTTTGCATCCCTAAAGACGTGAGTTGGCACAATGTATTTGCCGTTAATATATTGTGGTTTCAATGGTCTTCCTTCTCCTGACGTTGTTCCTCCAATGCTGATTTCTTCTACATATCGGGGGATGTCATTGCCTTGAGCATCTTTTGCGTAACCCGTTGGTATTACAGCACCAGCCTTCTGTGCAAGAGTCATCCAATAATTTTTCTGACCGGGCTTCATCAATGGTTCAAGGGCCGCTGGCTTTTGATACCCATACCTATATTTTGACGTTTCCTCATCGCCGCCTCCTCGATTACCACCACCGCCACTGCTGCCCCTATAGGTATCAACAGCGGTGACATCCATGTTGTACCTGTTCCTGAGCATATTCTCCAAGAACTGACGGTTGTCGGCAACTTTTTCTTCCAGCGTGTTGCCCTTGCCATAGCCCATGTCAATGGCCATGTCCCTTGCATACTGGTCAATCTGACCCCTGAAGGTATCCAAGTGGCCCTTGTTGACGAACATATATCTACCCTTGTCGTCAATGCTGTATGTTCCGGGTATTGGCCTTCCGTTCGCGTCCACTCCACCAATGGCAAGCCTTTCAGCAAACTCCTTGACGGCAGGGACAACTTCATTCTTAAAGTAAGTATGACGGCTTATCAGTGAGTCAAACTGAGTCATGTCATTGATCAGCTTGTTGAAGTCACCTCCCTCTCCTGCTGTTGCCGACCTAAAGCCACCAAGTCCGTTGACAATATCCTTGGCCAAAGCTCTCATTTCCGGAGTTCCGTACTCAAGTGTTCCCTTTGCAGATTCCTGCATGAACTTGACAGCGGTGTCGAACATCCTTTCGCCATTGGCTCCCAACGCCTCCAAGTCTGCATTCTTCTGCCTCCACTTGGCGCGTAGTTCGGGGTTGGACATTACAAGCCTGTGGGCCTTGCTGATGTTACCACCAGTGTACGCATCGGCCACAGACTGAATGAACCCGTCCTGCTCCTTCCTGACGATTTGGTTGAAGTTCTGCTGGTAGGGAGTAGCCGTCTTGATGGGCTTGTACAACTCCTCCATGAAAGCCTGACGCTTCTTGTCATGCTCTACCTGTCGGTTGTTCAGAATGGTCGCCGCCTTGCTGATGGCCCCCATGGGCAGACGACCGGGTGTGGCCACATATTCAGTCCCCGTGCTGTACTGGCCTATCAAGGGACCAGTGTTGGCGTAGAAGTCCTCTTGGGTGAACGCCTGTGTCTCCCCCGGTGCAGACCAACTGCCACCACCACCGCGCTGACGGGGTACTCGATCTTGCTGCTGGCCGGGAGCCGGTTTGGTCGGTGTGCCTACACCTTGGCTACCAGTTACTATACTCCCTGCTCCCCCGCTTTGTGAAGCCGCCCCTTGCAATACAGCATTGGCTATGTTGCTCCCACCTGCAAGTGGCTGCATACCGCCAGCAGAAGGTGATACGCCGGGTACTCTAGGCTGCATCGGACTAGCAACCATATCCGCTCTTTGAATACCAAGGTCTTGATCTTTGGGCCTTAAATTAGAACCAATTATGTCATCAAACTCGCCCCTTGTAGCAGCGGGTATATTATATCTTGCCGTTCTCCCATCACCAAATCGTACATCCCAATCAAAGTTTTGCCCGCCTGCTGACATTGGCGGTGGCTTTCTTTCGGCAACAACTTCATATTCGGGCAACGTATTGCCCGCTCCTATATTAGATGTTCCATAAAGTTCTTCTACGCTTTTGGCTGGCGCACCTACCAACTGATTATTTGATATGTTTCTTGCAGTAAAAACAGTTTCACCATCTTGGTCAACTTGTTCTACATACGTTCCTGCCGGAAGCTTTTTCTCATCATAATTTGGTTGATAAGCTTCTGTTTCGGAATACCTTTGCGCTTTTGCCCAAGCTGCATTTTCATCTATGCTCCCTCCTCCATATTTTTTGCCACTCTTGTCCTTCCAAACATATACGTCTTGCCCAGCTGCATTTTTTTCTTTGTATTGAAATAATACAGTCCCATCTCTAAGTTGTTTTGATGGGGGGTCGCCACCACCTTCTCCTTGAGATGCAAGGCGGTCTAGTTCTTCAATGTAGTTTATCATAGCTTAAATTTAAGTAGGCATTTGAATTGCGCTTGGAGCAATAAATGGCTCTGACTTCATATTCATTTGATATTGCGAGAATCCATAAGAAGGGGCAGTATATTGAGATGGCTGTCCCATCCAGTACGAAGCAGTTCCGGGCGACCCAATACCTGACACCTCCTTACCGGGATTAATTGGATTTATTAAATTATTTGACTTTGTGCCTTGATTCAGCTTTGAAGTGTCAATGTTCTCGTTGTACTTGGGAATCATCGTAGAACCCTGCGCCAACGCACCGATGGCAGCAGAGGTAGCATCCTGTGCGCCCTCACGCATAGCGACAGCCTTCAACTGTGCGTAGTTGCGACGCTTCATCTGAAGGTCGTAGATGCGGCTCTGAATGTTGTCAATCAGACCGCCTTGGTACATCATCATCCTGTCAGCCTGCTGACCAGCCTGTGCAGCTACGTTGCCCATCCCTACATTGTACCCCTGCTGGGCGCGGAGAAGGCCACTGACAGTAGATGCCCCACCACCCATCCGAGCAATGTTGGTCTGCGTCTGACCAAGACCCTGCGCCAACCCACGACGAGCCATGGCAGATGTGGGGTCTGTACCCATACGCATACCGCGCTCAAGCTGACGGACACGGTTCAGATAAGCGTATTGTTCGGGACTTACAGGCTGTAAGTTCTTGTCAAGGCGATCATATTCAGCCTCAAGTTTCTTGGCATCGCTTGAACGCTTGATTGCTTGAATGCCGCTGGCAAGGGCGCCAGCCCCCATCATGCCAATGCCAACCCAAGGGTTGATACCCGCAAATCCAGCTACTGCACTTGCTGCGTCTGCCATCTTACTTTATAGGTTTGAGTTGCCCGCTAATTGAAATAGCCGACTTGTCTTGGTCAGTATTCCAGATCAAACGGAGGTAAAAATAACGCTTTTGTGGGAGTTTCCTACTCGCATCATAAGTTGCAAGGGTTCTGCTTGCCCATCCTTCCCATCCGTCGTACTCCTTAACCCACAACGGGGAGCCGTTGGTTACAGCATCCATGCGGGACATGACCACAAAATCGGGGTCAAGGATTTCAATGGCATCAGGCTTTGACCCCGTAACCCTCCAGCGCAGGAACTCCTTGAATGTATCAAATGGCAGATTTTGGTCGCCCACCATCGGAACGGTGATGGATGCCTCCCTATTGTTGTTAGAGATAGTCCACCCTTGGTCAAGCAAGTAGGTTTCAAGCACATCCCCGTTGCTCCTGTGGCCGTAGACATCGTTGGCCACCTGCGTATACCCGTCGAAATCGTATGTGTACAGCCCGTTCCAAGAGTTGGTTTCGGGGTTGAACACCACCAGCCTTCTGTTCTCCCTGCCGTTCTCGTCAACTATGCCATTGAATGACATCCACGCCTCGTTGTATTTGGCGTTGTAGAAGCCGTTAGTGCCGGGGACATAGCCACGGGGATAGTTGCGGATGATGGGAAGCATATACGCAAGGAACTTCTCTCGGCCAATGTCGATGATGTTGTCGCCCACCATCCGATACAAGCTGTTTCTGTTGGCCCAAAAGAAGTTGTCCGCGTATCCATCACCCGTGGGAGCGTAGCCCTTGACGAACGCCTGCCACATCTGATCAGGAATGCCGATGTTGCGGGACAGCCACATCTCCTGACCCCAGTAGTTCTCAATGGCTTGGGTGGAGATTTCCTCGCCCGATGCACCCGTAAGCACGTTCTTGCTGGTGAGGATACGAGCCACCCCATTGTCAGTCCATGCGTAGATGTTTCGGCCACCACCAGCAAGCGCAGAGGCGATGGTCTTGATTTCCCCGTTCTCTTCGCTGATGGTCTTCAGCGTGAGTTCGGTGAACGTCCGTAGGCTTGGAACATCCTGCACAAGCTGGTTGAACTCGGCAGATGCTATGAGTCCCGTGGGGAAGTAGAACTTCTCCTCAAATGTCCCCCCTGAACTTACAAACGGAACGCCAAACCCAGTGATGGGAGCCTGCTGAATGTAATTTGGATTTACATCTGAATTTAACAGAAATCCACCATATGAAGAAGCGGCTACGGTGTTTACGTTTACGCCAGCTACGGGATCATATTGATAAAGATTAGTGCTTACTTCATTCCCCAAATATGCACTCCATTTCAACAAGTATCCAATTCTAGGCCATTCATATGGGCCTTGAGTTCCAGCACTAGCTTGATATCTTCTTATTGCTGACCTTTGCTCTGCATCCCAATAAACCACCCATTGCCTTTTTGCGCTCTGCCCAAATGTTTGGGTGTCCATAGTTATATTATTAGGACCGGGGGCTATATTTGGTACATTATATTGATTTTGTTTGCCCCATACTCGATATGGCATAGGAAGGCCATCCAATGCAAATGATTGGTTAATTGATTCTGTAGAAAAGAACGGAATGGTTTGTGTAATTACAGTAGTTCCTTCAAATTCGGGTGGCTGCGCGTTAAAACTCCTATTGTAATATGCGTTCAAAGATGGGGATACCGTACAATCGCCACCGAAGAACTTGATTGGCTCGTTGTTATCATACTTTACAAGTATTCTGCTTCCATTTGAAGGCATTGGAAGACCGTTCTCAACAGGGAATTCAGAGTCTGCATTGGCCCACCAGCGCCCAAACTCAACCGTACCGCTCCGGTATTTCTCTCCAGTTGATAGCCACTCGTTGCCAAAAACAAAGCTGTATACACCATAGATGGGAAATGGCCACCCCGGCAACTGATACTCTCCCGTGGTGTTCAATGCTGCTATGATTGCAGCTTGGTTGTTATTGGCCCAACCGTTGTCTGTTACGCATAGCCATGGGCGGACTGCCTGACCGTCATCAACCCAAACATATCTGTTTGCTGCTGGGTCGCCCACAGGAAGAACAAGACTTGCGCCGTTGCAGTATACGTCACCCCTCCTCTCATTTAGCAATGGGAACTGCTGCCATTCATTTTCCAATTGAATTGCAGAAGGGGTTACGCCAATGCAACTCTCCACCTTAATATGATACCCTGTCTCAATGTATTTATCTACCTGATCATCGGGAATGGTAGCGTCTTCTTGGATGATGTTTACCACATACCAAGGTTCGTGAAAATCTCTTGTGGCGGCAGAATTTGCGCTTTCGTTCGGGTTAGAATTAAGACTAGTTGCAGCATAAACACTCTCTGTTAATACTACTCGATATCCACCGTCGCTATTTGTATTTACGTCTTGTATATTAAAAACTTTATTTCCACCTCCAAAGGTGTTCCACAATCCAACTCCATTAATATCTCTCCATGCGCCATATCCAACATAATTAAATTCTCCTATTCCATTTCCATACGCATCTATGGTAAGGCCATTATTTACTTGATTGCCATTGTCCCATTGTATTCCAGCATAAGAAAGAAAATCAGCCGCCCCTGATTGAAAAGGACCATCAATAAGTACTTGCGTTGTTGCTCCTGAATACTGCTCTGTATAAAACCCCAAAGGAGAAACAAGCTGTATTTTGAATAATGCTGGATTGCTTGTAAATGAATCAATTATTGACTGATCAACAATGTTATTGTTGAAGTCTGGAATCATTACCTCTAACCAATTTGGTGTTTTTTCGTAATTATTGCCAATAAATGGAGTATTGCCTGATTGAGCCATGCTCCAGCAAGCAATTCCTTGAGCCACAACCCTTTTTGCTGGCTCTGTACGCATTACAGAAATTACAGATGTATTGCTTGGTATTTTTTCAATACCTTCAATCGCAGCACCTAACGCATAATGACGAGGCGCCCATACGTTTCCCTGAATTTGAATAGGGTCTACAGGATTGCTAATAAAAAATGGAGTGGGATTAAATTCAGTGCTTTGAACTAAAGCATTTGCATATGCAACATTATTTGGAGATATAGAAAGCCTTGATTCGTTGTTTATATTGCTATCGCTATTAGATGTTATTGGGTTAATTGGCCCATATGGATTAAAAGTTGAGTTGGCAAATTCGTTTCTGTTAATAAAACTATATCCCTGCCATGGTCCGAAACCGGGGAAAGACTTAGCAACACTGCCCTGCGAAAATGCTTCAAATGTAGGGTAGACAGAATTAGCTGTCCCTCCACTAATATCAGTCCCTGCCTGTACCCTACTCCTTGGGTCTACTGCATCATATCCATCGCTGTATGCAAAACTTCGACCCGCCCTTCTGTCCCTGCGGTTTGGAAACAAATACCCGTCATTTGTTGCTTCAGAAGTTCCGAGGGGGACTTCCTTTACAAAGCTCTGCTCGGCATACTGGTTCCAAAACATAACACCAATGCCATACCTCTCCCCGCGCATAAAGCTCTTGAGATAGGTGTTGTTCACCGGGTCAGAGTAGCCATCGTTCCAATAGTAATACTGGCCATCGTATTCCCTTGGGTTTGCGCCATTTGCATTCCCATCACCACGATACCTAGTCGCAACTCCCTGTGTAACTGGAAAGATGACCTTGCCCTCTCGTTCAATAAATTCAACATCCTGCACAACCTTGGGGAAGGTCTCAAAGTTGGCATATGTCAAACGGCGGTCAGAATACTCTACTGTCTTTGGTTTGTTGACAGCAATTACCTTGATGTTTTCCTCCTCGTCTGTAATTGTAACTGGCTCATCTACTGCGTCAGAGGGGTCAACAAATGTCTCAATTGAGTTTTGGTTGGGCTGTATCTGAATGCTTTTTACAACCTCTACCTGACCAACACTTATTGCTTCATTCCATCTCTTTCTGACAATCTCAACCTCTTGAAATCCATATACGTTGTCTACCCTAAACTTGATTTCAATACCATACGAACTATCTTGCCCTGCCTGCCCTCCAATAGTTGTAGCACCGGGATAGTGAGACTGAACCCATTGCAACGTAGGCGCTTGTTTTAAGGCCACTGCAATCATCGGAGTCCAAGGGCCAATGTTGGTGCGGTCTCCCTGCGGGGTAACGTAGCGCAGAGCGTATTGATATTGCCCAACCTTGAGACCCTGTCCAATATCAGGATTGCCAGTATGAATGGGAAACTCCGGGGTGTTGAACAACCCTACGGAGTTTTGGCCAATGCTATATCCAGCAAAGAATAGGTCAGTTCCAATTGAATTTAGCAATAACTGCACGTCCCAATACAATGGGGGAGAGTTGTGGTCGGCAGGATATACAACACCCTTACCCTTTACTACCCCATTGCTGTCTTGGTTGGCTGCAATGCTCGTCCCGTAGAAGTCGTCCACGACAGCAATCTGCAAGGGGCGGTCGTAGACATATGGGATGTTTCTGCTTTCAGCCACAACGACACCGTCAATCCTGACAACTGGCACGTTGCTGTTCGTAACAAAGTTAAAATCTGAACTTGCCCAAAACTCTACCAGCTTGTTGCTACAGGTGCAGCTACCTATCAGCACATATCCCGTTCCTATCGGGGCTGATGGATATTGTATCTGCTCACCCTTTACTGCCTCTGCACCCCCTGCGTTACCCGTGATGGAGCCGGGGCGCACATTGACAGCCTCCCTTGCAGTTCCATCGGGCATAAGTTCGGGGAGAACGTCAGTGTTGACGCCCCTGTTGAGCAACCTACGCAACCAAGGGAAATGGAAAAGTTTTGGCATGGCTTATGGGAAGTGGCCAAGACGATAGGTGTACGCAGTGTTGTCGTAGCGACCCTTCTTGTCCAAACGCTTGTATCGGCCAATGGCAGTCCACCAAGAACCCGTGGGTGTTTTCAATTCCCCCTCCTTTCGTGCAATGACACGGGCAAGGAACTGCGGGTCTTCGCGCTCCATGGCCAAGGCAGCGCGGTGGATGACAAAGTCTGTGATGGCCTCACGGCACCAGTGCGGGATGCGGAAGTCCTCTCCAAAGCACTCCATACCCAGTCCCGTGTAGGCGATGTGTATCTTCTCGTACTTCTTGCACGAGGGGGCCATATAGAGCTTACCGCCCCTTAAACCAGCGAAGTAGATGTTTGGCGGGGGAGCCTCGCTCCACTTGAGCGACCACTGCATCTCGTCCATGTTCCTCCCCTTGTTGTTGGCGATGTAGCCATCCCCACCTTGGTGCCACATATTGGGCTTGATGAACAGAATCGTCGATGTCTGAATGTTGCACTCGCTCCCGCTGAACAGATAAATCCCGTCCGTCTCCGTCAAGTCCTGCGGGAGTTCCAGCACCAAGTTGTTCGGTATCTCCGATTGCCATGTTTTCTTGTAGAAGTTCGTGTAGGAGTTCATCTCCGTCAGGCCACGCTGACAGGCGGAGACATAGAAGGGCTTGCCAAGACGGCCAAACTCCGGGTCGCGCAACTCTTGGGCAGCGGCGGTGATGATCTCACCCATGTCAAATGTCGCGTTCCCAAGTGGCATTAGTTGTCAATTTGAATTGGATTGTTCATCGACATCTGACGCTCGGTGCGAACAATCTGATTAGGCTCAAAGTCCCTACCATTTGCCCCATAGTAAGGAGAATGCTTACCATGGTGCCTCAAAGATAGTTTGGCGCAGGCAAGTGCGGCCTCGGATTTGGTGGCATGATATCCGCCATGGATGTAGTTTCCATTTGCCCTAACCGCAACCTTCCATTTTCCGAGCTTGTTCGAGTATGTTACACCCTTAAAGCCGGATGTATTGTTCTTTGGGGCCATCCTATTCCACTGGTTTGTGGAGTTATTAGACAGCCTCAAATTTTCAATCCTGTTGTCTGTTGGATTCATGTTGATGTGGTCGATAAATGCACCATCATCAATATAGCCATGTGCCATTATCCAAACAATCCTGTGCTCAAGATAGGGCCAGCCATCAATGCTGATATATCGAGAGGACACCTGCCCCCTTTGGCCAACAGAAGCACGTCCTGCCCTTTTTCCAGCACGGACAGTATTGAACCGCTTAGCGTCTTTGTATCCTTCCGGAGCCTCTTTCCATGTAAGGTGACCGGTATCTGGATTGTATGACAGACGACTGTGCAAGTACTCGTAAGATGGATACTGCCTGTGCTTGCTCATGTGTCTAGCTGGATTGGATTATTCAAAGACATGAGCCGCTCAGTTCTTACCGTCTCTCCCGGTTCAAGATGACGTCCATCGTTCTTCAGACGCTCCTGCGGAACTTGGATGGCCCAACGCTCAAGGTCAATGACCATCTGCTTGAGAGGCATGAGCAAGTGTTCGGGAACATCAATGGGAGCGTCAGGGTCAATCTCCGTAAAGTCCGTAGCAGCATACAAGCCGACAAGCAGATGCTTTACATCCTCCGATACCCCGAACAGATATACCCTGTCCTTGTAAGTTTCCCCTATCTTGGCCTTTGCACGGGCAAAGTATGGGCGGTTGGCCTGTGGGCGCTGGTATGCGCTCTGATAGAAGGTGTAAATAGATGCCAGCGACGCTCCCGTGAACGGGGTCAGGGCCAAGGCAGGGGGACATCCAAAGGGTATCTCGTTGCGTAGGTAACGAACGAAACTAACCCCTCCGTCGTGGGCAAGGGAGTAGATGCTCGTGGGAAGGTCGAAGAAGCTGGCGTCAAAGTCGGTCAGCACATCGTCGGCCACATCATTGTGCGTGATGGGGACAATGAACGTGGAGAGCATATCGCTGTTCTTGCGATAATCTCCAATCTCCTTGGACTTCTGTAGCTGCTGTGCCTTCAGCTTGTCTACAGCCAACTTGACATTGTACATCACCGCCTCCCTGTTGCGTAGGCGGTCATCATGGGTGTACCCCATGGTCACCATGATCTCGTCAGTAACTTGATCGTAGGTAAGCATTACTACAAAGATACTCAGTTAGTAGCCAACTGGAACAACTCTTGAGCGTCTCTTTGTGCGTTTACTTGAAGATTCGTGCCATCTCCCTGCTTCCAAGCAATGTACTGCAAGGCCCAATCTGCCAACGTGCGCTTCATGCTCTGCGGGAACGGGATGTCAACAGTGTTAAAGTTCGTCCCCGTAAGTTCGGTGGGGTTGGCCAAATAACTAATTCCAACAAGTGAGCTTTTGGTCACGCTCTTTGGCAGAACGCGAAGTTCTCCAAGCCCGCTACCATAA